ATGAAGACTTAGAATCATTAATGACACATGATAAAGAAACTATTGCAAAATGGTATCTTGACTTAGTTAAGAGAAGTAAGGTTGTGACGGATGAAATTGAGAAAGCAATCAATGATATGATAGAATCAAAACTTCATATCAAAGGTTTTAAAGAATGGATGATTGAAAAAGGATATGATCATAATAACTCATATACTGAATTTTATATTGATCAGGATGGAGGTGTTAGGGCATTTACTATTGATGAGCTTTTTGATCATTGGAATTGGAAGTCAAAGCTTGTAAAAAAGATGAGTTATTCACAGATACGAAATTTATAGGCACTCAGAGACAATAAAATAAAATAAGATGAAAGCAGTAAATCAAAAGTACATTTATATTGAAGGTAAACAAAATGGAGATTGTTGGCGTGCTTGTATGGCTTCAATACTTGAATTAGAAATTGATGTTTTTCCAGAATGGGACGTTAATGAGCCATTTGATCAATATTACCCAAAAGTGTTTAATGTACTTAAAGGATATGGTTATGAGTGGGGATCAATAAACATTGCAGAAACAAAAGAGTATAATTTATTAGATTATAGTATTGATGGTTATGTTATTGCAGTGGGTAAAAGTCCAAGAAGCAATGAAGAAAGATTTAATCATGCTGTTGTCTGGAAAAATGGAATCGTACATGATCCGCATCCTGACAATACAGGCATATTAGACATTATAAATTTTGAGGTACTTATGAAAATCACTAACAAATAGGACTATGAAAGACGAAGAAATATATTACAAACGGGTTTACATTCGCAGTGAAGCGGATTTGCCGAAAGGAAATGGAATGTATTTTTGTATGGATAAAGATAGAAAATACATAGGAGACAGGTCATTTGAAAAAGATGATAAAATAGGTTATAGAATCTGGAGGGATGCTGTTGACTGGTACTTACTTCCTATTTCTCAGCCAGAACTCAGCAGGGAAAAGGTTATTGAAGTTCTGCATGATTATTTGGATGGTTATATTGATAATACAAGAATAGAAGATATCGCCTCTGAACTTTACTCTGATACCGGACAGAGAGAGAAAATAGTAATTTGCGATGGTTGTAATGTTAGAAAACCATTCGAACATAGATGTCATGGAGAGGGATGTAATTGTGATAATCCCGTTTGTATGGAATATCAAGGCAGAATTACACACGAACAGTTAATGGATATTGTCAATGGTAAAAGTAAACCACCGAGTCAAGAGCCTAATATCAATACTCCCTTTTTCGGCAATAGTGGTGTTAAAATTCCGATAAGCCAAGAGCCTCAGACAAGCGCAGAGGAAAAACTTGCAAATTCTATTCCTATATTTGATTTTTCTGATGCCGAATATGATAAAATGTCAAAAGGTGAAATAATTAATTGGTATAGGAAATGTCATAAAATGATGTTACACTATGCTACCTGCCCGACCGACAAAGCCATTATAGAGAAGCAAAAAAAGACTGAAAAGTTCACAAATTTTCCAAATAAAGAAGGATGTTGGTTAAGATTGAATGCAGGACATAGATTAGAAGTTCATAATGTATTTAAAATCCCAAAAAGAAAAGGATTGTTTATTGTTTGGGGTTTTGGAGGAGAACAAGATAACTGTAATATTATGGAAATAAGAAATAAACTTGAAAGGTTTAATTGGATTTATTTTGAATCAGAGCTATTAAAGTTGAAGGATAAGAGTAAGCTATGAAAAACTGCAAACATTGTTCATCAAGTGGATTGTATGTTGATTGGAATGGATATTACGCCGTGCCTGTACCATGTAAATACTGTAATGGAACCGGATGGATAGATGAAGATGAAAAAATTACTATTCCACGAAAGTACGTAAAGGATGACTATTTTGAGGATAAGAGTAACCAATAAACAGAGATATGAAAAAGATTGAAAAATTAGATTTTAGATTACATGATGCAGCAAATTATACTGATGCTCATGAATTGGCCGGAGTAATCAATCAACTTATTGATAAGATTAATGAACTTACAGAAAAAGTTAATCTCCTTAATCCTGATGTGGATGATGATTTTGATGATGAAACTGAATAACAACTAAACCTACAACTATGAAAAGAAAACACGGATTATCAAAAACCAAACTTTATTATGTTTGGAGAGGAATGCTGGATAGATGTAAAAAACCAATCTGTAAATCGTATAAAAATTATGGAGGTAGGGGTATTTCAGTTTGTAATAAGTGGAATGATTTTATGATATTTAAAGACTGGGCTGATCATAATGGATTTAATGAGACATTGCAAATAGACAGGATAAATAATGACGGAAATTATGAACCTAATAATTGCAGATTCGTTACACGTAGCGAAAATCAGATAAATAGAAGACATCGTGATAGTGTTTGTATCCAGAAAAGAAATAATTGTTCTACATATCGTGTTTCAATAACCAGAAGACCTAATACATATAGTTTTCCTGCAAAAACGTATGAAGATGCTGTTGAGATAAGAGATAATTTTTTAAAACAAGAAAAATTAAATAAATGAAAAAGTATAATTGGACGAGACACGGAATGGAGATTGATGTAAAAGGCAAATATATCCTTGAATCGGATGCCAGCCAGAGATCAGAGCTGACAGATGAGGAGATAGAGAAACAATATCCAATTAATTTTCATCATGAGACCCATGATCAAACTTGCAGAAGACAAGGTGCTAAGTGGGCAAGGGACAGACAGAAGGGGTTAACTGAAATCAAAGACAAATGAACTACATAGCTTCACCAAGAGCCTCTGAAGTGGCGATGCAGATGATATTCAAGATTCTTTGGGATGGGATGCCGAAGAAATCCTTTGTGACAGGCTTGTGGTTGCGTAGCTATGTCAACACCCCGCTATGGAATAATTGTTTTCTCCATGTGCTTCCGGTTAAGCAGTCTCCGTACTTTCGATTCCTATATGCAAATATCATTCTCGTGACACCTGCAGAGAGAGCACTTTATGATCAATGCACACCTGAAAGTTTAATCCACTATTCCTTGGAGATAGAAGAAAAGAGCAGAGGTAAAGAGACAGCCAGATGGGATGCGGTTAAGGAATTGGAAGAGGAATTGAAGGTGCTTTACAAGAAACATTTTCCGAGCACACGTGGGATGTCCTTGAACTATACATACACTTTGGAGGATCAGGAAAGAATAGTTGGCAAGTTGAATCGTGAATTTTGGGATGGCTTCAAGTAGAGTTGAAGTGTTTTCATAAGTCCAGAGAGTTTGTCAGAAATGGCAGGCTCTCTTTTTATTTCAGAAATTAGTTTATATTTGCATAATAAATTACTTCCATGCCACAAGTAAGACTGCAGAATCGCACCGGAAGAAAAGTCACAGACGGGGAGTTGGTCAGACTCTACCCGGGAACCACCGACTCATTCATTGTAGCAAAACTTAGCGAATTTGGCATCATAGGAAGCGTTTCAGGCACTATACTCACAGGACAAGTCGGAAATATCAATCTTATCAATACCGTTGATTATTCAAAGCTAACGGGCATTCCTGGTGAATTTCCTCCGGAGGCACATACACATCTATATTCAGATATTGAAGATCACCCATCATTCTACACTCAGGAAGAGTTCCAGACTCCCGGATGGTATCTCTTTGAAGCAGTCAGCAATAGTCAGTGGGTACAGATCAAGGTTCTCCGGCACAGGGATGATGTTATGACGTGCATAGTACCTTTCCCTTGCCTGTTCATCCGGGATGTTCACAGACACCTCTACCTGAGTTCTGAAGTCAATCCTTACCAGCTTAGTAGCCTTTGATGAGGGAATAATCCTTTTTTGACGTGGTGTGTAGTGACTCATTGCCATTCGTTTTTATTAAGTGCAAAGTATGTACAGAGGAAGCCACTGGCGAGGGTAGCCATGACATATACAAAGGCCATCGCAACTATTTCTGATGTTGCAGTGAGGTAGATGTTAATTACAGTAAAGATGCTGAATAGAATGATCAGAAGGATTCTTCTCATGGTCTGAAGTGATTGATTAAGAAACTTAAAATACCAAATAGTATCAACAGGATGATTACTCCTGCAAATAGACATCCCACGGCTTTTAAGCCATCGGCTGGATCAGGGTCTTGAATAGGTTCAGTGTGTTTTTTCATAAGCGTTTTTGTATTTGTTTCCAGTAATTTTTAGTTGATTTCTTCTGCATGCCTCTATTGCCACCGTTCCATTCCCTGCTGATGCGCTCTAAATCAGTTCCGGTGCAGTAGTACATAAACACCTCTTTTGATTTATCAGTGTCAAACATATCAGTAACAGTGTACCTGATCCCTGTCTGCCTGTAATAGTCATCCAATCGGGACTTGCGGATTTGCACAATGCCGTATGACCATCTTTTCATGTGCTTATCCCCAATTGCATAGGGATTAAAGTTGCTTTCCACAGCACATGTAGCGTTCCATAGTGCCTCATAAGGCTTTATCTCCGGTGGTGCGAACATCACCATAGCCGGAGATGGAGGAGCCGTCAGAAGGGCACAAAACAAGCTGATTATTAAAGTTATTGTCATAAATCTCATTGTTCTTAATTTGGTTACAGTGTTTAGTTCAAAAAAAGGAGAGCCCCGGAACACACAAACCGGAGCTCAACCCTATCAGCCCAGATAGTTTACCTGAGCCTCATTATCCTGAGACTCACACCATCTCCAATAAAGAAGGCGGGTGATGTCATCAATAGCATTATAAATATCTCCAATCTCAGGGGATGTACGATCCAGCATGTTCCTGAAATACCTAGCCATCTCCTGAAGTGATCTGTTTGCGTACATGACCAGAGTATTGCCCGGTTCATTGAAGCCAAAGGGGTCACGGTAGAGGATGAGGACAATTAGACTATCCTCATGGGCATTATACAGAAGCATACCGGAGTTACTGGCGTCACGTATGAGCGCATCCAATACCCTGACCACATCACGGCATTTAAGTTCTGCCAGGAAGTCCAGAATAGCCTCATCATTATTAAAGATGATCTTCATCCGGTTTAATGGCTTTATTTCGGTGTCTCGCTGTACGTTCATTATGCAAAGATAAGCATTATTTGAAATTCAAATTTTAAGACCGATTTTAGCGTTCATCTGAGCATCCCTGAATCTGTCCGGGATTGTTACCTGGAACATATTTTTGAAGCGTACAACATCACTGCCCATCTCATTATACTTCTGAAAGAATGCAACTGCAGCCACCAGATATTCAGGTGTGAGGTGAAATATATCTCTGTCTGTGACTATTTCAACCAGGGAGTCAATGCGGGGTGTAGCGGAAGGTCCAGAGCCATTGTAGGCATCGAATATGAGTTTAACCCCATCCACGTAGATAGCGCACCACCCGATCTCTTTTGTATCGGATATGCGACCAACCATAACAGGCTGTGTTTGAATCTTAATGCTTTTTGTCATTCTGTATGTTTTTAATTTAACGATTGATCATTTTATGTATTCTCAATGCTCTGATCAGTGCAATGTTTTTATACTGAGCGTATTTTGCTCTGAGCTTATCATCGCAATTTTCACATAATTCCTCATTCAGCTTAATTCGGGTATTATCAGGGTCATCCAGCAATAGCTGACCACATTGTTTGCACACCCCTATTTCAAAATCCTTTCTTCTCTTTGATTTACGCATGATAACAGGCATTTCAGGCAGTTCTGGAATTGGTTCCGGTTCAGGAATCATCTCCATTTCTATCTCTCCAAATAAGTTACGTTGTACCATTATTTGCGCTTTATCTGATGGTTAGAACTTAAAATTTCCTGCTTTTATCCGTTCATAATATTCACAGGCTGGTATGATCTTATCCACCTGATCATCAAAGAACATCTCATCTCTTGCCGCTTCTATTGAATCATACAATACTGGCATTCCGGCATTTTTCCCGCTTGCATGGATGACTGCACCCAGGGCAGGGGGATCGAGAAGTAAAGAACACGCAATAAAGCGGTTCTGCATCTCGCTGGCTGTGTAAGATGGTTTATTCATAATTCTGTTATCTCTGTGCAAATGGTTTCATCTTCATAAATATTGCGGGGTTCTTCGGGATAAGGTAAGTTATCCAGTTCTTTTATTAATTCATGTAACGCACTTGTAATTTGTCCAAGTGTGCCGGATCCACTGATTTTAATTTCAAAGTTTTTCATTTCTGTGTATTTTTAAGTTTTCAAATTTTACCTACTTTCATTTTTGCAATACTATCCAATAATAAAACACCTCATTTCACCCCTATCCAGGTCATCAGGAGCCATAAAAGCACCCAATAGAGGGCAGAAGCCGGAATAAGGATAAACGGAGCATAAGCCCCTTTAATTAGCTTCCTGATCATTTTTTCACCGGGTTAAAGGGTTTAACAGATGGTAAAACGATCATCACCAGGCACACCCCAACAAAGAGGACTAAGGGCAGAACTAAGATTAATTGTGTGTTCATGTCATTAAAATTTAAGGTTAAAAAACTGTGGTTAATCCTGGTACATGCCCCCGATCAATGACCGGAGGCAGACCAAGAAAACCAATTAAACACTATTCAAATTCAAGCTGATTATTTACCGGATTAAAATATCTTTCGGTATGCCCGACAATCCGGCCTGTATGGTCCCGCATAGGGGCAGAAATAAAAATCCTGCCGTCTGCCTGTTTTTTAGTTTTAAACATGCTCATTGTCTGGTAAAAAAATCTGAGCGTGTCACGGGTGAAAAAGTACGGACTTGTAGTCTGTGTTCTTTCCTTAATTTCATAGATTGTCATACTCTTATTTATTAAGATCAGTTAATAAATAGGTTCCGTTGTCAATTTTTGCCTGTGTTTCTTTTTTGTCCTCCATTAAAAACTGGTTCCGATATTTGCCCGTTGTTTTGGAATAATCCCAGTATTTGCGGTCTAACTGTGTTTTTCCTTTGTTCGGGATGAACACAATAATTGAGGAATAAGACTGAAAAAATACCCCCTTTGGAGTTCTGATAATCATTTGATTTTTAACAGGTCCATTGTTCCCGTTAAACTGTTCAACTTTTACATTTACTGTTTTCATAGCGTTGATTTTTAATAAATAATTGATTAATACCCCACAAAGTAAAACTATAAATATCATATAAACAAGTAAAAAGCAATAATAATAATATAATAATGCAAAATAAATATATAAAAACATTTGCTTATATGATAAATACTTTATATCTTTGCTTCTGACAATAAACATAATAACACACACTAAAAACGCAAAAACATGAAACACACACAGTTAGAAACAAGAGAAGACAGTACCCGTAAAGGGTTGTTTATGCTCATTATGGCAGCCATTGCGCTGTTGATGATGGCATTTAGCTATTTACCTATATAATATAAGGTATATGAAAGCAAAATGCAGTAAATGCGGTGAATGGTTCCCGATCAGCAGGGAACAGAGGGACCTAATTGAAGAGGGTTATATATCTCCGGTAGATATTAACCTTTGCGATGAGTGCGCAGACATATTAAATGATGCGTATGATTACAGCTATGAACAATACAGTGACGCAGATAACGGACTATAAAACTAAGGACAATGGCAGCACTACCACAAATAAGCATATCAGGGGTTAATTTCTTTGTTGACTTCCGACTTGAAGAAATAAGACCAGTTAATGCCCCGTTTCTTTGCATATACTTTGATGATCTTGACGAGCAATATAAAAAGAAGATCAGAGGCATCAGGGCAGAGAGAGGACCGAACGCATATATAAAAGGATTAGACAATTAAACCACTAAACACCAAGACAATGAAAACAAAAACTATTTATAAGATTACTCACAATCTCAGAGAGTATAAAATAAAAGTCTATCAGACAGATTCACAGAGTAATTATAATTTATTTGTGTCAATGTTTAAGGCAGGGGAGAAAACGCCATTAATTGGCACCACCTTTAAAGATGACACAACAAAGGATAAAATAATAGATTGGTGCAGGAGTGCATTAAACCGCTCAGATATACAACAATTCATCATATAACAGGAGAGAAGCAAAGAACAGTAGCCCGGCACTAATCAGCCGGGTTTTTTGTTGTGCCCTGTCAGATCATTGAATGATGTATTTAACATTATCCGGCTCATATCCTTCTCAATATCATTGAGGACCTTAGTAGCTTTATTAGTCATCTTAATAAATACGGGTTGCTTAGAGTGAGCACACGACAAATATAAAATACCAGGGTTATACGTGTGCCTGGTTATATATCCCTTATGTTTAAGATCATTTAAAACGCATTGTTTTGACTTATAGATAAGATCCCGCAGTATTGGACCATTATAGATAACATCAGAACGCACCATGTTAACGCCCTGTTTAGTCACCTGATATAAATATGTCAATGTAAGGAGCTCAGAAGAAGTAAGGCCGGAATGAATACGGGCAAGATCAAAACACCAGTAATTAAGAACACCCCGTTTAAATAACTCTTTATGTGTGTACAATGACGACCAGATAAAACTAAACACCCTCATAAAAACACCCTTATTAAAGTCATCCAAGCTATTATAAAGACTATTCAAGGATTTAGATAGAAGAGGAGGAGAAGAGGGAGAAAGGGCTGATTTGACCCGTTTCAGTTGTTTTGGCGGTATTTCTCCGGTCATACGTACATGATTAAACCAATTATTCAAACGTCAGACACTTAAAACCACAATATTAAACACTTTTTAAGTTAGTTAGCTTGCTATTTTACATAATATTATAGCATTAAATTGAGTAATAAACTTACTCAATCCGCTTCAAACGCCCATTGCATAAGGCAATGAGTGAGGTGAATAAATGAGTAATAAAACTACTCATTATGTCAGCCCCAATCAGCCTATAATTAATATTATGTCAAATAGAACATTTCCCTGGGCATGGATGAGGGCACAGTATTGCATCTGGTTGAGCTCTGCCCCTACCCTATTAGATTATATTACAATGCGCTTTGTTTGGCACGATCAGGATAGAAACGCTTTGCAGGTCCATATAAAAAGAGGCGCAAACCGTTTGCCAGGGGGCGGGGTCGGAGATTTGATTTTCGGATCGAGTGCGCACCCGCAAACACATACATTGACTACCAGCGCATACTCACTATGGTTAAATTGGTATTTTTGGTAGATTGTTGATAAAAAAGTGCCAAAAGATGTTGGTAAATGAAACAAGGTTATTATCTTTGTCAAAATAAGGCGGTAAATGCGACACCGTTTTAAGTAATTAGTAATATGAAGAAGGAAAGGGGTAGGGAAATGTACATGGTGGTAGATTTGGAAGGCAAGTCTATTGGTGAAGATTTAGAGGATTGTTTGAAAATAACCTGCAGTAATAAGAAGGCATTAAGTACGGCCACAGGGATAAGGTATTATAGGCTTGTTTACGTGTTTAAGAGGCAGAAGAGGAGTTATCTTATTGAGAATGGCAAGATGATACTAAAGAGTGAGACATATTACAAGGGGAGTCAGCCGGGGGGATTACAGAATCAGAAGTTGATGTTACGAGGGAATGATTATTAAACCTATAAAAACTGATGTTATTATGAAAAAGAAGAATTACAAATCTGATGAGGATTATCGGTATCGGGGACCGAAAATGACAGTGATGCAGCCTGTAGTTGTTAATGTGGATAACGTGCCTGCTTCTTCAGAACGTGGCGATGCATCGGGGATAGATGAAATTCCCATTCCTGACGTAAATTTAGACAACAGGGAAGATGGGAAGTAAAAAATATTGCATATCTTTGGAGTTGGATAGGTCGGGGTCATGTCCGACTGATAAGGGAAACCAGAACTCCTTTCCAATTCCTTTTATGTTCTGGATTTATTAAAACTGGGAATGATGAAAACAATACCACTTACAAGAGGATTAGTTACAATGGTCGATGATTCGGATTACGAATGGTTAAACCAATGGAAATGGTTTGCTCGTAAAAGCAGAGATACTTATTATGCGCAAAGAAACACAACGAATAAAAAAGGTAAGCGGATTATGCTATTAATGCACAGGGAAATAATGAAAACCCCCGACAATATGCAGACAGACCACAAGGACTGGAATGGATTAAATAATCAGAAATATAATTTAAGAAATTGCACTGTAAATCAAAATAGGAGCTGGATTAAACCCCGAGGTAAAATCCCTTATCTCGGAGTCAGTGAACATAGGTGGTTTAAAAAAAAGACTAATACTTTTGAAATTTCTTATTCTGCAACAATAACCCATAATGGGATAATTTACGATCTTGGCTGTAGCCGGGATCCTGTAATTGCGGCAAAAAGATACGATGCTAAAGCAAAAGAACTTAAAGGTGAATTTGCAAACTTAAATTTCAAATAATTACTATGGAAATAGAAAGACTGAGCAAGGAGGAGTTTATTGACACCATGAGGGGTGAGCCTACGGTGAGGTTTACCAATATGGGTCTTGTGCACTTCAATAAAGCTGCGGTGAAGCATCTGGGACTACTGGATAAGAAAAGTGGCTATGCTACGGTGAATATGTGTAGAGATACCAAGAATAAGTCTGATTTTGGTGTGTTCGTTGATACAGAGGGATGGCAGTTAAGAAAAGAGTCATCCGGTGGTGCGGTGTTTAACAACGTGGGACTGGCAAGACATGTCATTGATGCAACATGGGAGAGAACGTGTCATGGTGTGGGTGTGGATAAACCCTCATCGGTGGTGTTTCGTATTGCGAGATTACCCTTGGATGATGATAAAAATAAAGATGTGTTTGCGTTGCTTCGTAAAAAAGACTAATTTTACACTGTAAATGTATGTTAAACTAAAACGTAAGTATCATGGCAGTAGTAAGAGAATTTAAAGTAAAAGCACGGGTCAGCTACATTCTTGTAGAGGTGACTGAGAGAGGATCATCCAAGGCCGGAAGAGAATCGGGAAGGCAACTTTAGTACCATGCCTCCATGCCGGAGATAACCATTGATAAAGATGAGTGGGACCGTAGGCTTGCCGATGCCACACTTGTCCTGCACGAAGGATGGGAACTCGATAATGACGGTCCTCCGAAAGCCGTATCCGAGGATGTCACCCTTCTGACAAAGAATAGCGTAACACTTAATGGCAGGGTGTCCACAGACGGACAAGCAAGTTGTGGATTTGTGTATGGCACAACCAGGGATGTCAACACCAGCACTCAGGATGCAGCAGAAAGTCCCGTGGCAGCACTCCACGATGACGAACCGATAACCGCTGCAATAGCAGGACTGACCCCCGGAACAAAGTATTATTACAGGGCATGGGCTAATACTGCAGGTCTCTTTACGAGATATGGCAACGTGAGGAGTTTTGTAACACCTCTTGTATGATAAAAAAGTTCTTTGAAGTCGGATAAAAATATTCCCTTCGACAAGGAAATTAAAGACGGATGTCAACCGTTATCCGGTAAGTGACCATAAATCTGTGTTATTGGTCAGCCTGAAACCCGATGAGGATAAATGAGGGTGCGGAAGAGTTGATGCCGATTTTGGAGAACTCATATAATGTAATTTATTTTTCTAAACATAGTTTCTAAACGTAATTCTTTTTTAATCATGGCAACAAACATTAAAGCGAGGGTTTACCTCAATTGCCGGGTGAATGTCGAGAACACAGTTGTGGCTCATACGACACATGGTCCCAAAGAAGGAGCACAGTGGCACGACATGCACAAGTGTGTCACCACATGTTCCCTGAGTGAATGGCAGTGGAGGCTGGCAGCCGCTAAGAGTATTCTCTGCAGTGGCACAACTGACTACACAAGCTATGGCGATGCCATTGGCAGTGGGTGGGTTTAATTAATCCATCAGAACTATGATAAAGAAGGCAGTATTTTCTTATTTCAATCCTGATGAAACCTTCGGCAACAGGGCAGGATTCAATAAGTTCAGTGATTTTCTATTCACTCAGTCACTATCAATACTCTGCGCCTCCCGACACTTTAAGGAGGTGCAGTTTATTTCTTCTGACTGGGGCGTGGATGTAATCAAGGCACTCGGGCTACCCATCACAAGCTATTCCAATAAGCTCAATGAGATGAAAGAGGTGTCCCGGTTCTTCTGGGCATACGGCAAGCTACTTGCATATAATGAGCAGACTACACCGTTTGTACATATCGACAATGACGTGTTCCTATGGGATCCGCTGGCACCAAAGATTCTCAATGCCCGTCTGTGCTTTCAGAGCCATGAGCCTATGCATCTTGTCGGCTACCATTACTACAATCTCTTGCGTCCGTGTTTTAACAAAGCCAAGGTCAAACCTCAGATCATCGTGGATAACCCCGTGACGGACTTTGCGTATAACTGCGGGATATGCGGTGGACATGACATGGATTTCTTCAAGGAGTGGCTGAAATGCTCTCAGGAGTACATCTTTGCACCGGAGAACCAGAAGCTATTCTTTAAGACCTATGGTGACGTGATAATCCACCAGAACTTATTCCATGAACAGTATTTTGCCGCATCACTTATCAAGGCACATGGACTAAGGCCGGAGGTAAAAGTTATTAACAAAGATGCCAAAAAAGCAGGGGAAGACCGTGGGCGCAAGTACACCCATTATTGGGGTACAACAAAGACGGATCGTGGCAATATGGCACGTGTGCGTATGCGACTGCATGATGAAGATTATGCAATGTACAACCGTGTTGATAAGTTTTGCAGGGAAAATGAGATTTGAATTGTAATTAGAAAATAAAGTTTATATTTGTGGTGTACTAAAAGCGTGACGTATGAAAACCAATAAAAACATTTCATTAAGATATTGCCTCCGGGCATCAGATACCACAACGGGTCGGTCACGCTTCCTAATGTGGTTTTCTTTTGTCTCGGAGGCATCCTTTTTAACTAAAGCGTGGCAAAATGGCAAGACAGGATAAAAATGTTGTGGATTATTTTCCACACCAATGTGAACATGGCAAGACCCTGTTTATATTGGATAGCAAACATCCATTTAAGGGATATACGGTGTGGTTCAAAACTCTTGAACTGCTTGGTAAAAACAACAATCATTTTATTGATTGTCGGAAGAAAGAAGATTGGCAATATTTATCTGCCTATATGAATCTTTCTGAACAGGAATTACAGGAAATTTATGATACTCTTGCTGATCTTGGAGCAATTCATTTTGAACTCTGGGAAAACCGGATTATTTGGTCGCTGAATTTTATAAAAGGAATAAAGGAAGTGTACCGAAAAAGGAACAGGATGTGTCTGAGTTTTACTGCTATTTGTGAAGAATTGAAAATTAATCTGCGCCAGAAATACAATCAAAACGGTATATTTGATGCAGAAAGCGATATTTCTGCGCCAGAAACATCATAATCTGCGTCCAAAGTACACAAAGTAAAGTAGAGTAAAGTAGAGTAAAGTAGAGTAAAGTAGAGTAAAGTAGAGTATAGTAAACTAAAGTAAAGTAGAGTAAAGAATTAAGAAGCAATTTTTTCTCTTTTTAAAAAGAAATCCAAATCCAAAAACAGGTATAAAAATGAAACACCTACTTAAAGAATACCAAAGAAAACTGAAAACATATCAGGAGGACATGAATCAGTTAATCAGGGAAGGTGATGATGTATTGTCAATAATGAAACTCACCATCAAAATAAGATGCTATCGGGAGTTCATAAAAGACCTTGAACCATTGATGCCTGCTGATAAACCTATTGATCCCAAAATACTGGAGGCTGAAAGGAAAGAACAGGAACAACGTGAAAAAGAACGTGATGAAAGAGATGAGGCATTCAGAGCAAGGTTAATGGCAGAAGAAGAACCTGTCAAGTTACCTCCGGGATTTGAAGATTTTGAAGTATGCGGAGGGAAATAAAATGAAATTAATACCTCTCACGCAAGGACAATCCGCAATGATTGATGACTGGAATTATGATTGGTTGATGCAGTGGAAATGGTATGCCAATAAAAGTAGGGGTACTTATTATGCAGTGAGACATGAAAAAATTAATGATAGAGTGGTAGCAATTTTAATGCATCGGGAAATTATGGCTACTCCAAAAGGAATGGTTGTTGATCACATTAATCATGATGGATTAAATAACTTAGAGAGTAATTTGAGGAATTGCACAGAAAGCCAAAATCAGCGTAATCAAAGAAGAATGGAAGGAAGAGTTCATCTTTCGGATAATTATTTACCTTTACATCGGGTTAATGCCGATAACCCATCTGCTTTTTTTGATCATAGTCGCCCTCGGATTTTGGATCCGGGGGTTTGCTATCAGTTATCTTTTTATTTTAAATACGAGAATAAGAAAGTAAGTCACTATAAAAGACATGGACTTTCCTATATCAAAGAGTATGATACTTTTCTCAACATAAGAGCAAGATGCAATAAACCCCATCATCCTGATTATAAAAATTATGGAGCAAGGGGTATTAAAATTTATAAAGAATGGCTGTCTGATCCTAAATTGTTTATTGATTATGTAAAAATGCTTCCTGATTATGGAACGGCAAATTATTCTTTAGATAGAATTAATAATGACGGCAATTACGAACCAGGAAATTTAAGATGGGCAAGTAGATTAACCCAAAGTAATAATAAGAGAAAAAGTAATCAAAAATGGAATGGATATGGTTTTAAGAAGTTTCCTTGCATTACAAGCAGTATCTCCGGCTACTATGGGATAGCATGGAATTGTGTATGGAGTGGATGGGAAGTAAGGCTTCCTTTTAATGGGAAAAGGGTTTTCATAGGATCTTCTAAGGATATAAATATAGCACTTAAAAAACGGAATGAATTTATGCAAGAAAATGGAATTGAAAATTTAGACAGATATTTTATTAAGAAGATTTCCTAAATTTGACACAATGAAAAAGCAGATCATACAGGCAGTAGTGAAATTTTGGGAGTGGATTAAGCACTACCTGTGGACAAAACCAACGTCCAAACCTCCAAAGACAGAACCGATAAGAACCATGGCTACTGATGTGGCAAAAGATTATATTGTCATCACTTATCGGGGTCAGAGAATAAACATGCATCGTGTACGTGAATATCCGGTTTGGAAGTTAAGTTCCAGACATGACAAAAGAGCCACCATGCAGAGATATGCCAAACTTGAAAAGGATGGGTTGATTAAGTTCGTGGACATTGAGGGTCAATTGGTGTGTGTGCAAAACAGGGACTATCAGGCACGAGCTGACAAAAAGAAAGAGGGCAAATAATGGAAACTAAAAAGTGCCTCAATAATTTTGTGTTCATTAAATTGGATCCCGCGAACACCTCAATAAAACTCCGTAATGGTTTTCAGTTGTATGTTGATAACTCATTTGAACCAGAGAAGAACGCCACGGTGACAGGAGAGGTCATGGGATTGCCATCACATCTGAAATATTCGGGAAAGCCCAATCTGGACATGCCATGGGATTGTGACATGGAGATACGGATGCACGACAAGGTGATAATCTATTATTTGAGCGTAATCAATGCGCTGCGCAAGGAGAACATGCGGTTTGTTGTCGAGGGTGAGGATAAGTACATATTCTGCCCGTATAACACCATCTATGCAATTGTCCGTGGTGAGCAAATAATCCCAACAAACGGTTATGTTCTGATAGAACCCGTGGAGGATCCGGCAATAACACGTGAGAAAGACCGAATGAAGGCAATAGGCATGGAACTTGTTGTTTTGGACCGGAGAATAAGCAATCAGGTGACATTTGGTAAGGTGAAGTATGTAGGTAAGCCGAACAGGGCATATCCCGATGAGGGGCAGAGTGATGAGGGTGTTGATGTGGCAGTGGGCGATGTAGTCGTAATCCGAAAGACCTCAGATATTCCTTTGCAATATTCGCTACACCAACAAGTGAATAAAGGACAACCGCTTTTGAGATGTCAACGCAGAAATTTATTGGCAAAAATGTAAGATGAAAGCGAATAATTTTCATTCCAAAGAATTTACCTCCATGTTATTCAACGTGGATAAAGTTCCCGAAGGAACATCGGTATTAACTTACTATAAAGAGCTCAATAAGATCAAAGAGTTCAAGGCGAGTGCAGGGGAGAAGCTGGACAATGACAAGGTGAATCTCTATGTGCTACTGATGTACGACAAAGGATCTCCATACCGGAAAAAATACTCAGACATTTTGAAAAGGAAAATTGAGGTAGTCCATGATGTAGGTTTTGAAGTTAATGCAGAGGGAGTTTTTGACTCACCTGTAGAAGATTTTCTCAGAGGACGAAACACCATCGTGAATAAAAAGATAGTTCAGTTTGTCAGGATGCATCGGAGCTATAACTATAGCTACCAAATATCCATTGAGACGGCTTATGCCAATCTGATGCTTGAAATACAGTCAGGAGAGACAAAGGGATTAAAGACCCTTGCTGACATGAGAGATGATCTGGAACGCAACCTTACGGAGATGTTGAATGAGGACAACAACCCTCATCTAAAAGACGAAATTCTCCGATATTTGGAAGAGGAGAGATTAGCCTTACGTCCCGAGGACTACGCAAAGAAAGCGCAGGAGGTGAAGAAATGAAAAAGAAAGCAGAAATACCAAAAGAACATCAGCTTTTATGCAAAGGATGTGGTAAAATACTTGACATGCGGGATATAAATGTTTTATCTCATGGATGGATTGAAGGTGATAAAATTGTTTGTTATACTGACGAAGGAGAACACGCAATCCCTTATTCTGGCTCTCAGAAAATTGGAGAACCTATATTTTGGACACCAGACAAAAAACCAATAGATTTAAACTAATATGAACAGATTAACATTTGCACAGGCATCAATGGTAATTGAAAGTATTTATGAATCTGAAATCCCCTGCAGAATTGAGTGGGTATATGATGGTGGCTTTACATGGTCAATTCAGAATAAAGACTACCCCCGTTTATGGAAGGACGATGCAATGGATGGAGAGCAGAAGATACTTTGCGAAACACCTGAAAATATGTTGTTGAGGAATAATCCATTACTCGAAAAAGATTGGATTGCAAGAGGAAGTAATTATTCTTTTATTGATGCAATAACGGAATTAGCCGATAAGGTTTGCGAGTTATACCCTGAATCAAAATTATCAGAATGGTACGTTTTTTCTAATAAAACAAGATATTGACATGAAAATACGTGGTTTCTGGCATATTTACATGATCAATTCCTGGTACACGATTGTCACAGATCAGATGCGCATTTTACTGACATCCGGCTTATATGATGAATGTGAAGAAATAAGCATAGGGTGTATCGGCAGTCATGTAGAGAGGGACTTTTTACAGAAGTATGTTGTGGACGTGTACCCGAAACTAAAGATAAAATATCATTCTGAGAGGGCAGAGGACTATGAGTTCCCTACACTCAGGCTTATTGAGGCAGATGACAGCTACTATGTAGGCTTCTATTTCCACACCAAGGGAGTAACAAGACCTTTTGAAGGTGTCATACAGCAGTGGAGAACATACATGAATGAGATGGTGTTAAACAGGTGGAGAGAACATAGGGATAGGGTAGAGAGCGAATACGAGGTGTCATCCATGGGATACTTGAAGTCGCCAAACCATTTCTCAGGTAACTTCTGGTGGTTTCGGAGAGAGTACATCAACAGGTGTCCTCCGATTGATAAACTTGATTTGAAGAACAGATTCCACGGCGAACAATGGATATGTATGGGCAAACCAAACTTTTATTCCATACCGCACGTAGAGCCTGGGGACGCAATATTTCCCATTAAATATAAATAGCTATGTATTCAGGAAAGACAGTTTTAATCACAGGAACAACAAAGGGAGTAGGCTCGGCACTTACTGACCATTTTATTAAAAACCATGCTTATGTCATTGGATTGTCGTCAGTCGGAGATATTGATGATAATTACAAGTGCATAAAAACAGACCTTTCAAAGCCAGAGCAGATAGAAGATGCTTTTGAGTTTATTAAAAAAAGTTATACTCGCATCAATATTTGCATTAACAATGCCGCAATTCTTACATCACAATATGCCACACGCATGTCGGAGGATGACGCAGAAGGAATGGTACTTATAGATTTACTTGCACCTTTCCTTGTAGCCAGAGAATCCGCAAAACTGATGAAGAACGGAGGACAGATAATAAACATCAGTTCAATGGCAGTCGCACTTGAACCAATGGGAGACTCCATGTACGCAGCATGTAAAGCCGGACTCAATAAGATGTCGAACATCATGGCAAAGGAGTTTGCAGGATTCGGGATAACGGTGAACACCCTTGGAATATCAGCTATTGACACGGACATGTCACGGCAGTTGAATAAAGAGAAACTTGACAAGGTGGTTGCAGGACTGCCAATACCAAGATATGCCACCATGGATGATATCACCAATGTCATTGACTTCTTTTGCTCTCCAAAAAGCTCTTACATTACTTCGCAAACGATATACCTTGGAGGGGTACACGCATGACAGGAATAGGGATATTAAGATCAGCAAGTTATTTGCCTCTATTTGTTCAAAGCAATGAGTCCGTATGTCGGGATGTGGAAGGACTGACACCTCAGTGGATACTTGAAAAAACAGGGATTAAAAAGAGACATCTTGCCAATGGTGAAAGTCCGTCAATAATGGCAGGAGTCATTGCAAATAGACTGGCTTATGGACTAAAGGGCAGTATTCCAGAGATAGGGTTAATCATAGTATGCTCTTTCAGTCAGGACTACATGCTACCTCCTATGTCAGCAAAGGTACACTGGTCAATAGGTGCTCCAAAGGACTGCCAGATACTTGACATCAACACCAACTGCACAGGAATAATAACCGGAACAACAATTGCAGTAGAGAGGATGAGGGCAAACCCAAAGATTAAGTTTGCAATGGTCATCGGTGTTGAGGTGCTTTCAAAGTATGTTGACAAAACAGACAAGTTCACCGCACCATTTTTCTCAGACGGAGCATCAGGGGTATTACTTGGCAGGGTGCCGGAAGGATTTGGACACCTGAACTCATTCTTTTGCACCGATTCATCAGCATACGAAGATGTAAGATTGAAAAGAGGAGGCTTTATTGAGCATAACGGCAAGGAGACATGGACTCAGGCGATAACCAGTGTGCCGTATGTGATGAAAGAGTTGTGCCACTCATCAAAAATAGCCATGAAGGACGTGGATTTCTTCATATTTCATCAGGCAAACAAGGTGCTTATTGACTACATCATGGATAAACACCGGATACCCCACGAAAAAACCTACACTAATGTAGAGGAGATAGGCAATACAGGGGCAGCGAGCATAGGGATAGCCTTGGATGAGGCATTTCGCAAGGGATTAATCAAGTCGGGCAGTCTATTGATGCTCGCAGGGGTGGGTGCAGGATTTAATTTTGGAGCAAATCTATGGAAAATTCAGTAGATTTCTTAAAACAGGTGTTGAGGGTGATTGCAGAGAGAGATTCTTTGCACATGAAGACCCTTAAACGTCAGGTAAGCCTTGGCCGTGAGTTTAATATCCTGAAAGACCATGTTTGTAGTTATTTTAAAGCATCAGGCATAAGTGCAGACACCGTGGCAAGTGATTATCTCCGTATGATAGGCGACATGAGGCGAGAAGGCGGCTATTTTGTCCTGTACGACAGCTATTCATGCAGAAACCAAGCGGAAGCGTATCAGAAGGTGTACTCCATGCCGGAGGTAATGAGATACTACATGAACGCACTACTCATATCGCAGTTATTATGGAAGCATCACTTCAATATGCTCAGGTATTTTAAAAGAACATTAACTGCTTTTATTGGGAGCCACGGAATTTATAGAGTATTGGACATTGGTGCCGGACATGGACTATTTTCATGGGTGGTAAAAACAGAAAAACCGGACTATTCACGAATAGACATCGTGGACATAAGTGATACATCTCTGGAAATGACACGAAGAATGGTAGGGGAGGACAATATACACTACTTGAATTTTGACATCTCAGAAATAAATCCCGAACTCAAATATGAACTGATAATACTTGGAGAGGTACTTGAACATCTTGACGACCCTATTGCGATGCTTAAAAACGTATCAAGTCTATTGTCCGAGAGAGGCATGTTATTCTTTACAGTACCTACCAATGCGCCTACAATAGACCATGTTTATCTTTTCAGGAGCAAGGAGCATGTATTGAGAATGATTAATGATGCTGGATTATTATGGCTTACAATGCATAATGAGAGGGCAGATGAACAGACAGAATTAATCGGAGCATTTTGCATAAAAAAATGAAGTACGAAGAAATTGAAAAAGGACAAAAAGTGTCCAAAGAGGTTAAGATATATCAGGATGATGTAGATGAATTTATTTGCATCACAGGTGATAAAAATCCAGTACACATTGGAGAAGGGGCCATTGTCCATGGGATGTTGGTGGCATCATACATATCTACTATGATTGGGATGCATCTTCCCGGAGCAGGAGCAATTATGGTTAGACAAAATATATCATTTTTATCTCCTGTATATGTGAATGATGAATTAACCGTGGAAGCACAGGTAATGGATAAGATGCCAAAGTTTAATCAGATAAAACTTGGTATAAATATATACAATCAACATGGAGTAATGGTATTAAGTAGCACTTCATTGGTAAAATGTCAATAATGAAAAAAGCAATAATCTTTGATTGTGACAACACTCTATGGCAGGGAGTGGTCGGAGAGGATAAGATCATCCACGACACGGAGATACAGCAGGACATCTTATTTTTTGCCCACAAGGGAGTGATAATAGGCTTGTGCAGCAAGAACAATGAGCAGGATGTACTTGATGCTTTAAGAGGGGTGCTCAGGGAGGAGTTCATATCGGTTAAGCGAATCAACTGGAAGGACAAGGTATCAAATCTAAAAGAGATTGCACAGGAACTTAACATCGGACTCGATGCAATGGTAATTGTGGACGACTCGGAATTTGAGAGAGAGTTGATAAAAAAGCAGTTGCCGGAGGTCATTGCAATACATCCAAAGGACTTGATGATAACTGTACTTGAAAACTTTGATCTGACAGGGAGCATCTTAAAAACTCAGCAGTACAGGGCAAATTATCAACGGGCAAAGGCACAGGAACAGTTCACAGACATCAGCGAATATCTGAGGTCACTTGATATGGTGATTACGGTAAAACTCAATGACACGTCACAGATACCCCGCATAGCAGAACTGACACAAAAAACCAATCAGTTCAATCTCACTACACAAAGACTCACTGAGGCAGACGTAAAGGATTTGATGATTGAGTCAAAAGTTTACTCATTATCTGTAAGGGATAGATTTGGGGATAACGGACTGACAGGAGTGTGCATTATAGTTGATTGGGACGCACCCGAATATGGGATAATAGCTGTATTTTTGCTCAGTTGTCGGATACTTGGAAGAGGGATTGAGTTTGCGTTCATGGATGCGATAATGAGAGACCTTAAAAAGTCAAAATACACGCACCTGTATGCAGAATACATCCCGACACCAAAGAACAAGCAGGTTGAGTTATTCTATCCAAACTTAGGGTTTGAGAGATGTAGCGGAGACAAAGATGAGTACGTTTATTGTGTTGACATATTGAAATACGAATCAAAAGCAGCAAAACATTTCTGTTATGAATGAAAGAATAAAGGCGATTATGGCAAAGGCATTCGGTGTTCCCGTGGAGCAGATTACCGATAAGTCGAATCAGGACACCATTGAGAATTGGGATTCATTGCGCCACATGCATCTCATAGTATTCCTTGAAAGGGAGTTTGACATCACCATACCGGATGAGATAGTCGGGAACTTGATCAGTTTTAAGTTGATTGAAGCCACAATACAAAAATGCCATGGAGAATCCACATAATGTCACTAAACTATTTGAATTGGAGATTGCCAAATACACCGGAGCACCGTATTGTGTCACCACGGATAATGAGAGTAATGCTTTGTTTCTTGCATTAAAATGTGCAAACATTACAGGGTTAACGATATCCATCCCTTGTCGCACATACATGAGCGTTCCATGCGAAATAATTCACGCAGGGGGAACGGTGAAATTTTATAACACAGGGGAAAAAACCCTAACAGGGTGGTATCAATTACATGATGTCAACGTAATAGACTCTGCTTTATGCTTTACCGCAGATATGTACGTTCCGGGATATTTCATGTGTTGTTCATTCACCGGAGCTTTCAAACACTTGAATTTAGGTAAGGGTGGTTGTATTTTGACAGACGACATGGATGCTTATGAGTGGTTTAAAAAAGCACGTTTCTCTGGGAGAAATGAAATTTCTTACCATGAAGATAATTTTACGGATTTGGGATGGAATTTCTATATGAATCCAATGATAGCAAGTCTTGGATTGCTTAATATGGCAAAATTTTATAATCTCGATGGGAGCAAAAAGGTTATGCCAAATATTACATTACCATATCCAGACCTCAGTAAATTCCCCATATACACGAAACCATGAACATAATCATCATAGGCACAGGTGCAGTAGCATCAGAACTGCAGTGGTTTGACATGGACATCAAAGGTTATCTCGAATTTGATTACAACATCGAAAAATATTGGAAGCGATACCAGTTAAAGGAACCCATACTCGGAGACATTGACAGTTATGAGATACAGGAGGATGACCGCTTTGTGATTGGGATGACAAACATTGAGTTCCGGTGGAAGATGATTGAGAAAATGAAGGCACGTGGAGGCAAGTTCATCAACCTATTACACCCCTTGGCAATAATTCAGGAGCCATCGGTTATGGGAGAGGGCAATATTGTACATCCATACGTGATGATAGGTGCAAACACTGAGATTGGGGACTTCAATCACTTTTGTCCTCAGTCAATAATCGGGCATGACTGCAAGGTGGGGAATAACAACGTCCTGTCAGCCACAATACTCTGTGGCCACGTGTCGGTAAACTGCAATAACTTCTTTGGCATAAGGACAGCAGTTGCACCTCATATCCGAATTGGCAGGGATAATGGCATACATGCGGGGATGACTGTGGATAAGGATATTGAGAACAATACGCTACTCACATACGAGCCGATAACCAAGGTGGTCGTGTCAAATTACCATAGTAAATGAAAGAACACATCTGCATATTGTGGTGTTTTAATAACTATGAACATATCGTTAAGTGCTTTGAGAGCATTTATATGGATGCAGTGGATTATTTCATCATTGAGAATCCAAGTCCAAACAGTCCTCAGATAGAGGCATATTTCAAGGATAAGAGACTCGCAGGATACGTCCAGTTTGAGGAAAACATAGGGGATAATGCGGTAAAGCGATTTCTGAAAGACTATCAGATGTTACTCCGGCAGTATTCATACATCACATTCACCGATGGAGATTTACTTATAGACGACATCACATTCACCTTTGCAGAGATGGGAGGTATATTGGAGAGACCGGAGATAGGAGTGTGCACAGTCGATTTAAAGATGACTAATTTTCCGCATCATTTGGCAAAGCCTTCCGATTGGCTACCAAAGCCGACTTTTATTGGGAATAATTATGTGGAATGTCTGACAGGAGCGCATCTAATGACTCTAAAGAACAGGAATCTTGACATAATGCTCAATGCCCCGAAAGCATTAGACAATGATTTTCGCATGGCATGTGCATCAAAGAGGCTTAAATGGGTAAAGACAAAGATCAGTAAAGCCTATCACCTGACGTGGGACTATTATGTGAAGGGACACCCGTACTATGAGTTCAGAAAGAACAATCCTAATATTTTCAATCAGACAAAAACATGTAACTACCGCAAAATAGTATGATAGTCCATTCAAGAGAATCCGTCATCCTGACTGAGCACATCAGTAAAACCATAAAGACATTCCACCATCATTTCCATGTGTTGTATGACATCGGAAGGTTGTTTCACGGCACAATAAACTATGTGGAGATAGGATGCTATGCCGGAGCGAGTGCGTGTCTTATGACTCAGAGACCCAATACAAATGTGTTCTCAATTGACACAGGCATGCCCATAGCACCAGGAACCGCCACAGCAAATGTTTTAAGGCACAATGTTCTCGGAAACCGATTTGAGTACATACAGGGCAGTTCACATGATAATGCAGTTTTCAACAGGTTACGAACAGCACTCAGGGGAAATGGTATTGACATACTCTTTATTGACGGAGGACACTCATTTGATGATGTCATTCAGGACTTCAATATGTATTCGGGATTAGTCAAGGCAGGAGGATACATAGTTTTTGATGACTACCTTGACAGTCAATTCAGTCCAGAAGTAAGACCTGCAGTTGATAAGGTGCTAACAACATTACAGGGAGGATATGAGATCATTGGCTCATTAAAGAATGAGATAGGCGCATTTCCGAAAGAGATAACCAATAGTAATTGCTTCATCCTGAAAAAGAATAATCCGAAGATTGGCATTGTCATCTCCACGTATATGCGCAGGGATGGTAAGACACCCGGATACCTTAACCGTGCATTATCAAAGATCAGCCTGCAGACATTCAGAAACTATCAGGTATATGTTATGGGAGACCATTATGAAAATGATCAGGAGTTGAAGTCGGTTGTGTCACCTTATCTGAATGTGAAATGTATTAATCTTCCGCATGCAGTAGAACGTGAGAAGTATCAGGCAGGGAGCATGGAACTATGGAGCATAGGTGGCAACACCGCAGTATTAACAGGCATTGCAGAGGCATTAAAGGACGGGATAAACTATATCTGTCACCATGACCATGATGATTGGTGGGAACCAAATCACTTGGAGTTGATCAATAAGGTCATCGAAGAAAAGAATCCACTGTTTGTCTGCACCATGGCATCATACTCAAACATTCACCTGCCATATCTTCCGAAAACAGATCAGGTGATTGAGTTTCTTCCCGTACCCGGAGGAATGATCTGCTCGAGTTCATGTATAAAGTATTCCGACACCCAATTAAGGGCAAGGGATGTGTTTGAAGCAACAGGGAAAGCCAATCCTGCCGATGCTGATCTATGGGAGAGGCTTGCAGCAGAGATGAAGGCAACAGGCAAAAAAGGGTATCTTATAACGACACTCACATGTCACCATGACGAAGAAGGTTATACCTTGCATGGCAAATCGACACCACAATGAACTCACTCGCACTCTTAAAACGATATTACAAGGAGGTTGATGCTCAGATATTGGCAGGGTATCAGGATGCGGAAAAGAGCGTATTTGTGAACACCGATGACAAAGACCTTATCCCAATAGAGATAGTCCTTCCACAGCCACCGGAGCCACACCTGATAGATAACTGGGGACTTCCTGCAAGAGAGCAGATGTGGCATCCTCCCAAAATGCCAAAGAGACTGAAAGAACTGCAGTCGAAACTTGAAACCCTTGACGATATATGGGCAGAACTGGAAGCACATCAGGATATATACGAGGAAGAAATTGCGTTTATAAAACTACAATGGGACAGGAGGCTTAATGGCTATTGGTTTTACAATAACGGAGTACCTACATATATTGACGGATGGCATCATTTCTATTGTGGATGGTGGAGTATTGATGTCGGACTGCCAAAATATAGGGATAGGGACAGGAGATTCTTTTTATTTGCACGGAAGATTTATACTGAGACAAAAGCACCCAAGTGTGACGCCAATGGTATTGCCATTACAGATAAGAGAGGCAACTATGAATGGACAGAGTTTAAGAGGAGGTTATTCTATGGGTTCAACTATCCCAAGCACAGACGTGAAGGAGCAACATACAAGGCTGAGTGCATAGGTTATGAGATCATAAGCCGTATGCTCAATGCAAGAGGGGGTATTCAGTCGATGAACGACAAGGCTGCCAGAGCGTGTTTTCTGGTTCATCTCGTACAGCCATGGAAGAAGCTGCCGTTCTTCTTCAAACCTCTTTACGAAGGATCCACATCACCAAAAACAGAACTGTCATTTGCACCTCCGTCCACAAGACTTTCATCACGTGGCTCATTGTCCATGTCTCAGTTAGGATTGGAGTCGAGTATCAACTATGCCGTGGCAGACCCAAGGGCTTATGACGGATGGAAACTCTATTTTCACCACGATGATGAGGTGGGAAAACTTACCGAGGGACTATCATGCTGGACACGTCACCTTGTAGTAAAAGAGACATTGGGAGAGGGTGTGAACATCAAGGGGTTCACCATAAAGACATCTACTGTTGGAGAGATGGAAAAAGGGGGAGGTCGTGTGTTTAAGCATCAGTGTGAGATGAGTAATTATTACCGGAGAAACCCCAATGGTCAGCCGGAGTCAGGACTTGCCACATTGTTTATACCCGCCTATGATGGATTGGATGGGTTCATTGATGAGTACGGAATGAGTGTCATCCACACACCAAATAAACAGCAGAGAGAGTACATCGGAAGTGACATTGGAGCAAAAGAGTACATCTTAAACCAGAGAAAGAGTTATTCCGCAAAGGGTGATCAGGAGGCATTGTCTGAGGAGATACGCAAGTTCCCGATACGGTTTGCAGAGTGTTTTCGCACATCAGCCAAGTCATCAGGGTTCAACATGAACAAACTCGAATCATATATTGATGAACTATCCTTCAGCAGACAAAATATAGCAGTAGGCAACCTTGTATGGAAGGGAAATATCAGGGACAGTAGGGTGGAGTTTGTCGCTAATTCACAGGGCAAATTCAGGATAAGCCACCAGCTAAATGACAATGAATCGAATAAGAAGTTTTGGAGTGACGAGGAGGAAGGGTGGAAGCCTGCCAATGCCCATTGGGGAGTAGCCGGAGGAGACCCGTTCAAGTTCAACATCACCAAGGGAAATCGCAAGTCCAAAGGAGGTGGTGCAGTAGTCAAGAAAGGGATGATAAAGGATGGTGACTTCGCGATGAAGCGTAAGTTTGCCTGCACCTATGCTCAGAGGACATACGACAAGAACATCTATGGAGAGGATATGTTGATGATGTGCATCTATTTCGGAGTGCCTATGTTCCCTGAGATTGACGTGCCGTTCCTGTGGGACTATTTCAGAGACAGGGGTTATCAGGGATACTTGCTTTATAAGATGGACCCGAACTCATTCAAGATAAGCAACACCCCCGGTGACACCGCAAACCGCACTAAACAGGACATCTTTACAGAGTACATGACATGGATTGAGAATGAAGCAGATATAGAGAATCACACTGAGATATTGGAGGAGTGCAGGGATATTGATGGCCCGGAGGATATGACTAATTATGACCTATTCACAGCAGGGGGGTACGCATTACTTGGCACACGTGGATTATTTGATGAGATAGCACAGATAGATGAAAAGGGGTACACCATGGACAATTATTTAAAGAAGATCACTTACAGTTCGCTGAGAAGTTATTAACTTTACTCAAATTTCTAACACATGGCAGTCGCATTTGAGCAATACATAAAAGGTGGATATGCCTTTCCAAAAGACGACATCAATCCAGATGATAAGAATGAAAAATGGGGCAAACAGTGGTGTGAAGCCATGTATGCTCGCTGGCGACAGGGCAAAACAGCCATCCCTTACAGTGCCATTGATGAAATAAAGCATCTGAGGTTACTTGCAGATGGTCGTCAGAGTCCCCTTAAATACCAGAAAATATTAGTTGACGTAAGTGAAGCCAATGGCGCAGTCACCGGATATATGAACATCAGTTGGGAGGTATATTCTGTGATGCCTAAGTTCCTGAGAGTGGTTGAGGGCATGATGGAGCAGACCGATCATCAGGTGGTAGCCACAGCCGTTGACCCATCCAGCACCGAAGAAAAAGAATCTGCAAAACTGGATATGCAGTACCGGATGAAGTTCAAAGAGACACTTGACTATATTGACAAATCCATGGGAATTGACCGGTCAGGTGAATACGTGCCTGAGTCAATGGAAGAGCTGAATCTGTATGAAGGAGCAGGGGGATTTAAACTTGCCAAGGAGACAGAGATCGAGCAGGGACTTGACTATACATTCTACATATCACAGTGGAAAGAGATTAAGAAACAGATCATACGTGACTTTTGCGTAATCAACTGTGCAGCAACAAAGGACTATACCGATCAGTACACCAAGAAAGTAAATGTGCGATATGTTGACCCCGGAGTCTTTGTAGGTCAATACTCAAAGCACAATGACCACCGCAACATGGAATATGGTGGCGAGATCATCCAAGTAACAATATCAGACCTTCGTAAACTTAACCCCGATATTCCCGAAAGCGAATTACAGGCATTGGCAAAGCAGTATGGAGGAGTAGGAGGTAACCCATCCCTTGACAGTTACAGTTACGATGACGATATGCACACAGGCAACTATGACGGATTTCTTGTTGATGTCATGGATGCAGAATGGTTCTCGGTAAACAGCAAGTATAAGACCAAGAGAAAAGCACCTGATGGTACAGAGAACATGTATGATGAGGAGTTTGGAAAAGTCTATAACACCGATAAGAAGAAAACTGAGAAGTTTGACATAAAAGTTGTTTATAAGTGCAAGTGGATTATCGGTTCCGGTTATGTTTATGATTTTGGCTTGCAGTATGATGTGCCACGTCCGGGCAAGAAAGAAGTGGAGTTGTCATATCACCTTTACAAACTACCATACAGGTCACTGGTAAGTTTGTCAGAAGCACATCTTGACCAGATGGCACTCGGATTTTATAAGCTGCAGAACGCAATAGCCATGGCATCACCTCCGGGTATTGCCATTGAGTTCACGTCACTTCAAAATATGACCCTTGGCACAAACAAGATGCAGCCATTGGAGATATTAAAGATCAAGAGGCAAACCGGAGACTTGATCTGGAAAGCCACCACACATAAGGGTAATCCCAATCTCCCTGCAGGCAGAAACCCGATACAGGAGTTACAGGGAGGCATAGGCGCACAGCTAAATGAGTTCCTGACATTATTCGAGTTCAACACCAATGCTATACGTGAACTTACAGGCATAAATCAGATTGCAGACGCATCCGCACCTAATCCCGAGATGTCGGTAGGAGGGTCGGAAATGGCACTTGCAGCAACTAATAACGCACTCAGACCTATTTACAGTGGCTATATTGACATTAAGGAGCAAACGGCAAGGAACATCTCTCTGAGATTACAATTGCTTATTGCCCATGATAAAGAGGCTTATAAGGGTTATATGCCCGTGATAGGCACAATAGGGGTGCAGGTTATAAGCGTAGGCGCAGACACCGTGGATGCTGATTATTACATCAAATATGAGGCAAAACCCACGAAAGAGAGGAAAGAGATCATCCGTCAGGCAGCAGTACAGGCAATGAATCCTGACCGGGATGGTATAATCGGGATTGAGTTGGCCGACTTTTTGATGATCGAAAGACTTCTTGAAGGAGGTAGTTTGAAATACGCAGAGGCATTCTTGAACCACAAAACCAAAAAGAATAAGGAAAGACAGCAGAAGTTACAAGAAGCTAACATGAACTTGGATAAACAACGGGAACAAGAAGCAATTAAGCTGAAAGATGAACTTTTAAAAGCTGAGGAAAAAGTTAAGTCAGATGAGGAAATAAGAGTTTATGATGCTAAAAAGCAGATTGATGAGAAATATGCCAAGTTGCAACACGAAAGAGACATGGAAAAACTTGGATTACAGAGCTCTCTTAATATCATCGAAAAGACATCAGAGGTAGAATCGGCAGTACCCGTATCATAAGTTTTATAAATTTGTAGAACCTAAAATAAATAGACACTATGGCAAAGAATGACGGCAGAGACGCAGAGATGAACGCACTCTTAGAAGTACAGGGAGTGGATCAGGCATCAATAACGGCACAGTTGAACAAAATTAAGGGAGTAGAAACACCTGTAATAGAGAAAAACCCGGAAGAAAAAAAGCCAGAGGAGAAAAAACCCGAGGAGATCAAGCCGGAAGATAAGTCAAAGAACGTATCCGATCCAGAGACTATCCGCACTGACATGCTCCACGAGATGTGGGGAGATCAGTTTAAGACGGTTGAGGATTTTAAAAAAGCAAATATACCCGCATCACTTCAAGAACTGGTGACTCTGAGACAGAAGAACCAGGAACTTGACGCACTCGTTAAGGCAAAACCAAAGCATCAGTTTGCAAATGATGACATTGCCAAGATGAATGAGTTTGTAAGGGAGACGGGCATCAAAGACGTTACGGTTTTCAACAAACTAAATGCAGCCGACTTAGCAAATATGTCTGACATAGATGCGTTATCGCTGTATCATGTTATTGAGAATCCACGTCTTGCAAGCGAAAGTCCACAGGAGATACGAGGGTATTTCGAGAGGAAATACAATGTGGACAAAGCAAAAGTAGAGGCAGGAGAACTTACCGAGCAGGAATTGAAGTACAACCAGATGGATTTGCAGATTGAAGCTGAGAAAGCCAAAGGGAAACTTCTTGAACTGAAAGGCAAGATCAAGATGCCTGAACCCGTGGCAGAAGAAGCCATGGCATCAAAAAAGTGGACGCCTGAAATTGAGACCAAACAGAAGTCCGTATGGTCATCGGTAAACGAAAAGATGGGTGAGGAGTTTGCAAAGATTCCAATAGTCCTTAAAGGAGCCAAGGAACCAATTGTCAACTTTGTATTACCAGAGGAGACGAGGAAGTCAATACTGCAAAACGCCCTTGATTATGTAGTTAGCAACCAGTTGGAAGTTAATGAGGATAATGTAAAGAGTGTAGCAGGCGCAATGTACTCCGATATACTATTTACTCACAGGGAGGACATCTACCATGCCATATTTGAGCGTGCAAGAAGTCTTACTGAGGAGGAGATATTGAAAGTTTACCATAATCCTTCAAAAAAGAACACCGATGCTCCACCGCCCACAGGAGGAAAGGATAAGTTGGAGGAACAGAGGCAGGCGGCCTACAACATTGAGATGGGCAAGTAATTTTTAAGACAGTAATCACAAGAGGCAATGTATTGTTAAATAGTATTCATTAAAAAATTTTAATACAATGGGACCAGAAGCTATTGCTCAAATATACGCCTCGGACATCATTTCAAACTTTGACCTTCACAAGCCAGAGATTCTGAATACCCTGTTTAGCAGGTTTGGTGATCAGGGCGCAAGCTATTTTCAGTTGATCAGATCCATGGGATTTGAATCCCCTGTAGCGAACGACACATACGGACACTTTGAGGACAATCATGTTCACGAGGTAGTTCATGTTTTGGCAAACGTGGGACAACCCGCAGTCGGAGCGAATATATCGTTCACACTCGATCCGGTTGACCTTGATGCAAATAATAATTTTTATGTTAGGCTTTGGGACATTATGATGTTTCCGAATGAAGTTACAGGGTCAGTGATTGACCTTGACGTGACCGTTCCGGCAGCACCCATAATCACCGTAAGGCTTAATGAGATAACCGACCAGTTCCCTGCACTCACAGCGGGAGAAGAACTGATAATCACATCCAGTGGTTTCTCAGAAGGATCAGGACAGCCAGCAGGCGCAGTATCCGGCACATGGGAATATGATAACGATGCTCAGATCATAAAGGAATCCATGGGGGTTACAGGTTCGGAGATGGTGAATCAGTCATGGGTAACTGTGACCAGCGAAGGACAGGCACTTCCGGCATTCTATTTCAAAGGACAGATTGATCTTGACTACCGCTTGGCACTGAAAATTGATGGTGCTTTGCTTTGGCAGAAGAGGTCAACTAACGTTATCACTGACCCTGATACAGGTCGTCCAATCAAGACCACAGAAGGTCTTATTCCTTACATCAGACGAGTAGGAAATGAGCAGACAAGTGTTGATGGTGCATTTACCGTGGATGAGTTTGACGAGATGAGCAACACCCTTGACAGGGAGTTTGCAGGAAACCATATTCTCGGACTGCTTGGCATATCACTGCATCAGGACATCGAGAATGCTCTTGTGGCTTATTTCCAGAACACCAACATCCAGTTTGCAAAGCAGGCAACCAACGAGGTTCTGTTCAAGTCAAACGAGGCTCTGAGTGCATCGGTGAACTTCACCTATCTGACAAAATCAGAAAGGACATTTATGTTCAAGAGAATGGGCGGATTCAATAACAAGAAGCTCGCAGGAGCAGACGGTTATTCTGCACGTAAGATGGGAGTATTCCTTCCCCTGAACAAGAAAAAAGACCCCAAATCCGGTAATATGGTTGACAGCATTGGTACTCGTTACCGTGCTCTTGGCAAGTACAGCCGGAGAATGGAAGTTTGGCAGGTAGGCGGTGCAGGTGAAGGTCTGAAAGTGACTGACATTGATGAACGCAACACATACCAGAGATGCCATATTGGTGCACACCAGAGAGGTGGAAACCAGATGGTCATTCTGGAAGCAGTTTAAGGTTTTGTAACCACAGGAGAGGGATGAGGGGAACTTCATCCCATCTTCTTTAATATTAATAGCTATGTTATACAAAAATGATGAAATCTATGATTTAAGAACCAGACCAGAAGAGATTAAGAAGATTGAAAAGTATTTTCACGGCAAATTCCCGGTCAAGGTAGTGTATCCTCCAAACAGGATTGTTCCAAGCAAACTGAAGCACAACCGCAAACCTGACAAACCCAACTCCATCTCATTTGATTTAAAAGCCATCGTTAAGACTCCTGACGGTACGGAGGTATGGAGATATGCAGAGAATGTCACGGTGAATGAAAAAGGAGTCAAGAGGTACACCCCGAAGAAATTCCTGTTTTTTGGCTCAAAATGGCTGAAGCGCAATGACATCGAGCTCATCTATTTCCTTCTGAGAAAATCTGAGTATCGCCTTATAAGCGAGGAAGAACTTAAAGCAGACCCAAAACTGGTGCAGTCAACATCACCAAAGTTTGTCTTTGAGGATCTTGTCACCGAGGCAGAAAAGAGGGCTGAGAAGAAACGTATTGCCACCAAGATTGACGGACTACTCTATGGCGAGGACTTTGGATTATCAGAAGTCAAGTTACGTGAGGTTGCCAAGGCATACTTCATTCCTGGTGTTGATGATTACACTCTGGCACAGGTCAAGTGGCAACTCGAGAATAAGGTTAATGAGACCAAGAACGGCCCCGATGAGTTTTTCCGCATGGTAGGTGCAGATGAGGAGATCAAGACACGGGTGTCGATAACGAAAGCTGTTGACATGCAGATATTGGTTTACGAGAACACCGGAAAGATGAAAAGATGGGTGTGGAAAACCAAAGAAGGTGTTGAGCAGATATGCAAAGTGCCACCAGATAAGAGTCCAAATGAAGCCTTGTATGAACATTACCTTGGAAACGAGGGATTCCGTCAGGACGTACAGGCTGTATTGCTGACAAAAAACCCCAAGGCTGGCAAGGATAAACCCAAAGATAAAGAGGGCGAGGGGGACGAATAATATTCTTTTTTCTGAGTGCTTTCATGTCAGGCCGGATTTTTTAACGAGAATCCGGCTTTTTTCATTGAAATGATTTAACTTTATGCGAGTTTTGTAAGTAAGTAGTAACACGTAAAACGTATAGCCATGGAGATAGAAAATAAAATTATCGGCAGTGAAGGTCGTCAGACAGTTGTTGGTGTCGGGCCACACGCAGTAAAGACCGGATATAAGGCATACGGATGTTCTGTGAGAGTCGATGCCACCCAAATCAAGTCTATTACTCAATCAGGAGTAGCAGTGGTAGATGACTCCAATGAGAATATTGCACTCATAGTGAATGAGTACATCCCGTTTAATCCTCCAATAACATCAATAACGCTCAATGGGTTAAATGATTCTGTGGCCTTATGGCTACAACCATTAAAATAAAATATAATGGCCCCGGTTAGCGGAATATATCAAATTCAGTCTAAGATTAAACCCGAAAGGATTTATATCGGGAGTGCAATGAATATAAAAGATAGATGGAAAGTCCATTTGCGAGATTTTAAACAGAGAGGACATCATTCTGTTAAGTTTAAAAACCATTTTAATAAGTACGGAGAATCCGATTTGATATTTACGATTATAGAACCCTGCTTTTCTGCGTTTTTACTTGCAAGAGAACAATATTATCTCGATACATTAAAACCCTATTTTAATTTATGTAAAATTGCAGGGAGCAGGTTTGGTGTTAAGGGGCAGATTCCATGGAACAAGGGGAAGAAAGATTGTTTTTCAGATGAAACCATACAGCAGATGAGTAATTCGCATAAAGGACAGTCTCCTTCTAATAAAGGTACTAAAGGTGTTGTGATCGCATGGAACAAAGGTAAAAAAACAGGAAAACCTTCATGGAATAAAGGGATGAAGAACGTAATATCAGAAGATACTCGGAAGCGGATGAGTGATGCAAGAAAAGGGAAATATGCAGATGCAAATCATCCCTTCTTCGGGAAACATCATAAGCCGGAATCTAATTTAAAAAATAAGATAGCTCATATAAATAAACTAGTATCAGAAATCACCAAACAAAAAATGAGCAATTCTCGAAAGATAAGAGCTATGAGAGAAAAGGAATTAATAAATTTAAAACCATAATCCAATGCCACGGATTAATACTAACATTGGAATCAATGCCGGAATAGGAGGTATTGCTCGCTCCGGTGCTTCATGGAGTGCGTACTGGGCGACACTGATTTCAGCAACAGTTGAAGATGCTGCACCAGCTGATGTTGTTTTGACATTCCCGACTGCAAAAACTTCTTTAGTTGCAAGTGATTTTACTATTGCAGGGAAAACTATATCAGGAGCCGTATGGGTTGGTTCTGTCTTAACTTTAACAGTATCAGTTGCTTTTGTTTACGGTGATACTCCGGTAGTTACTTTTGTTAAGACAGGCGAAACGGCTAATGTTACAAATAATATTGTAGGCATTGGCTTTAAAACAGAATGGGTTGTGTCAGGCGATTCCGCTGCAAGAACTATTACCCTCCCATTAGTGAATACAAGAACTGAAGGAGCTTTGGCATATAACTGTGATGTTGATTGGGGTGATGGTTCTGCTCATTCGACAGTTACCGCTTATAACGATGCAGCAAGGGCGCATACATACGCCGCAAACGGAACGTATCAGGTTAATATAACTGGTACAATGGAGGGGTGGAGCTTTAATAATGGTGGTGATAAATTGAAAATCACAAAGGTTATTAACTGGGGTACTGCCGGGGTGTTTAATGGGTTTAAATATCTATACAGTGCTTTTTATGGTTGCATTAATCTTACATCACTCGGAACCGGAAAGATACTTGCAAGCGGAACAGGGGTATTGACTCAGGGTTTTGCTCAATTCTGTTTTAATTGTAATACATTAACGGCTATTCCTGCCGGATTGTTTGACAATCATACTGCTATAACTACAACAGCCTTTCAGAGTGCATTTAATCACTGTATCGTACTTGCAAGTATTCCGGCAGACTTGTTTAAGTATAATACACTGGCTACGACATACGCATTTAATATGTGTTTCTTCCAGTGTTACTCCATAACAACCGTTCCGGCTGATCTATTCAGATATAATACAGCCGTAACTATATGGGGATTTAATCAGACATTTAGGGAATGTTCGTCAATAGTTACACTACCTGATGATTTATTCAGGTATAATACTACATGTACCACTTATGCTTTCAGAGATACTTTTCAGGGATGTTCGTCACTTTCAGCAATACCACAAGATATATTCAGGTATAATATTAATGTATCTACTCATTCGTTTGAAGGAACATTTATTACATGCACCTCGCTTACAACTCTACCAACAGACTTGTTTAGATATAATACTCTTAACGATAACTTTTTTGTAACATTTCAGGGGTGTTCAAATCTTCAAACATTATGCCCTGACTTGTTTCGGTATAATCTACTTGTCACAACGGATGGATTTGAGGGTACATTTAAAGATTGTGTAAAATTACAATTACGTTCAGATATTTTCGGGCCAGACTTAACTACAAGATTTTTGTATGCGGGAGTGAGTGATTTTACGGAATTTATTAATAGGTCTTCGTTTTCAGGGACACAAGGAACTGCCCCTGCTTTATGGAGTGCTGTATTCCCTGAAGTGTGGGAAGTTAACGTTCGTCCATCTGTTGCATGGGTAGCGGGTGATATAATTACAGGGCAAACAAGCGGTGTTACAGGTACTTTCTGTGCATGGTATGGATCATGGAAAATACTACTAAAAGATGTAACTGGAAATTATGCTCTTGACGAAATAATAGGCGTTACAGGAGTACCAACAAAATTAGCTAATCAGGGTGCAGCATATCCTGTTGAAACATCTCCATTAATATCAACTGACTGCTTCAATGGGGCGGGTAATAGCTTAACGAGCATAAGTAATTACGGGGATATACCAGTGGGATGGTTATAAATAAAACCATGACAGACAATTCAGACTACCGGCTATATTTAGAGGCTCAATTCGAAGGGCTTAGTGATAAGTTGACATCTATAAACGATCATCTGGCCAGACTGAACGGATCTGTGGCTAAACATGAGTTGAAAATTACCGAGAACCTTCCGCATTCTGTTGTTCATTGCGTTCAAAAAGATACTATTGAGGAGTTAAGGGATGAGCTGACTGGCAAAAAAGCACTTGATAGAAGGGCAAAAGATGACAAGGAAGATCGCAAGGCAAGTGCCGGACGATGGATAGTGATATTTGGGATTGTCGTTTCTATTGTGCTTGGAGTGTTTAATATACTCAGAAATAAAACCGTGCCCAATGATGTGGCAATAATCAAAAAGGAGACTCAGAATCTTGGCACTCCGTTTATAACTAACAAAAGAGGTGATCCGGTGTTATTCAATGATACAACTAAGATTTATTACTGGCCTACTGATTCGGCTTATATGTTTGTGATTACAAAAGTGAGGAGTAAGAAGTGATACTTAAATTCTTAATACTGTCTTTGATTGTAACTTTTTTGTGGTACTTAATGTTTAGAAAGAAATAACTAATTCTTGAAATTATGCAGATAGGAAATTCAAAGTACAGTATAGGTACTACAAACTGGAAAAACAGAACGCCTCAGTTGATAAAGTTTACTTGTGATTTTCTGTTATTCGCAAGTCTTGTCATTAGTTCATTATGGACTGATGTAGATTGGGCATTGAAGGTTAGTATATTTGTCAAGTTATTATCTAACTTTATCTCTGAACACATGCCAGTAGCAGTACAGGCACAAATTAAACAGAATCCAATAGAATCAGCAAAACAAGTATAAAATAGGGAGGGACGTGAGATGACATTGGGGCAAATTTATTCGTTAATTGAACTGATAGTAAACAAGGACTTTGACGGGCTGGTTGTTACACCCGAAAGATTCAATTTGCTTATTGCCACTGCTAACATAGATCACTTTAGAGATAAATATGGGCTGCCAGAAGAATACGCACCAGGAAGACCGATAGCAAGTGAAGGTTCGGAGATAACCCTGAAGAATATTGACGATATGAAAGCCTTTAAGGTGCGTCTGCCAAACCGAACTGTGACAAACGGAGTGATGGACTTTCCTTCCAACTACGTTCATTTAATGACAGTAGTTTATAATTTCTCAAAGACCATCAACGGTGTTGCCACCACCCTTCCAAAGCCAGTAGAGATACTCAGAGAGGCAGAGTTCGCAGCAAGAGAGGGCAACTATACCAAGAGACCAACAACTGCAAGTCCTTGCGGAATTATTCGCAGCGATGGAATACACATAAGACCTTTGACAATAGTAAATTCGGATTTAAATTACTACAAATTTCCGGCAACACCGTCATTCCAATACACTGAACATGATGGGTATATTGTGTATGATGCTGCCACATCAACCGAACTGGAATGGCCAGAGGATGAAAAAATACCTATAATGAGGCGGTGCTTGGAATATATTGGAGTAAATTTGCGTGAGTCGGATATTGTGAATTATGCAAATGCCAAGATAAAAGAAGGATAACATGAAGAAAATAAACTTGGTTGACAATATTCAATCGTGGCTTGCATCTGATAATGCGGGTGATTTGAAAGGACAGTACCACCCAGAAGAGATTAAGGTATGGATGTCATCTGCATTCAATAAGATCATCATCAATGCATGGAGAAACGGAAAGAAGTACAATGAGTTCAGTCAGATTGACGCATGGAGTAAGATGTATCCATGTGCAGTAGCAAGTCAGGTAGGCACAAAGGCTCATGTATTATTGCCATTTGCTCCTGTTCAGTTGCCGGAAAATGCAGGGATAAGACAAATTTCAGACACCGATGATCCATCAAATGTGTTTGCGCCAATGGAGGCAACGGCAGCAGTAGTGTTTGCAGAACTTGAAGTGAATACCATGGATTCGACACCCACCTACTCGCTTGAACAAAACTATCTGAGCACAGGCGCAGGAGAAGCAAGTCACCTACTTAGGCTCGATAAACTACCTGTGGCTCCTGCTACATTAATAACAAGTGTCGATGCCTTATTAGTCCAAAATCTGGATCAGATTGACGATTTTGATGACCTTGCCCTGCCCGAGAATGGGGAGGATGATCTGATGAAGATGGTTATTGAAGTGATGCGAGGCAAACCTACTGCTGACGTGTCGAATGATATGGTCATAACTAAAAACCAATAAGCAATGTCAACTGCCATACCAAAGACCGCCGGACTTGTGACACTGAGATATGTGGTCATGTCGATGCTTAACAGACTGCAGGACTATAGTTTAAAATCGTACCTCAGATATATGCAGATTGCCATTGAGGGATTCTCGGAAGAACTTTCTATGTATCATCTGGACTCGGGTTCAGAAGTAGTTTATCTTCACATGAGTGCAGCCAAAACAGTTGCATTTCCGGCAGACTACATAGATTACATCAAAATTGGCTACCCGAGTGAGGGCAAATTGGTGGTCATCACAAAGAAAGATAGCATATTACTCCCAAGGGTATTCGATGATACAGGAGAGGAAATAGGCAATTATTACGGTGCAGCCATTGGAGCTGCTGATGTAGCAAATATAATCTACTTCCAAGATCACTGGAAAAATGGTGTTTTTGTTGGAGGTTTATATGGACTACCCGGAGCCATTGATGATGCATATTTTCGTGAGGACAGAGAGAACAGGCAGTTTGTGTTCTCAGGCAGCACCCCAAGGTCAGAAATTGTTTTGGAATATGTCAGTACCGGATTAAAACCCGATGGTTCATCTCTGATACCACGTATATGCGTTCCTGCACTCAGAACTTATGTTCTCTGGCAGAAGGACGAAAATGACCAAAGGATAGCTTACAACGCAAAGGAAAGGCTTAAAACAGAACATGAAGAAGCGATTGAAGCATTGAGGTCACATGAGAACGCATTCACAAAAGACGAATATCTCAGGATGGTTTATAGTACTACCTATCAAGCCCCCCGCAGATGAAAAACCAATCTGGCATATATAAGATTCAGTCTAAGATTAAACCCGAAAGGATTTATATTGGAAGTTCTTTAGATATAACTCATCGGTGGAGAGAACACTTTAAACATTTAATCGACAATAAACATCATTCTAAAAAACTTCAATATCATGTTAATAAATACGGGATTGACGATTTACAATTCTCAATTATTGAACCTTGTTTTTCTGATTGGATGATAAACAGAGAACAGTTTTATATAAGTAAATTGAAACCATATTTTAATATCTGTAAGATAGCAGGAAGTTCTTTAGGACGTAAATTATCAGGAGAAACAAGAAAGAAGATTGGAAAAGCAAATAGTAACCCATCGGAAAAAACAAGACAAAAGATGAGGGAATTTGCTAAAAACAGGATATATTCAAAAGAAACAAGAGAGAAGATGTCGAGGGCTCATAAGGGGAATAAAAATAACTTAGGGAGAAAAATGTCTGATATGCATCGAGAGAGAACTCGCATTGCAAGTACAGGCAGACCAAATAAGTATAAAGGGACTCATGGACGCTTTTCAAAAGAGACTTTAGCGAAGATGTCAATAGCAAGCAAAGGGAGACCTGGTCCATGGAAGGGTAAAAAGATGCCGGAAGAACTGCGAGAGAAGATGAGTCAGTCGCATAAAGGATTTAAACATACAGAGGAGAGTAAACAGAAAATGCGGAAGCCGAGATCCTCCGAGGTAAAGGAAAGATGTCGTTTATCTGCATTAAAAACATGGGAATTAAGAAAATTAAAAAATAAAATAGAGCAACAAGAAGCATCATTATGCAATTGAAGGATAAGAAATCATTTAAGATTGGCTTGAACAAAGACGATGCGCCTGCCGATTTGCAGCCCGGAGAATATATCGAGGCTTTAAATATCCGTGCTTTATCCTCTGCATCTCAGAACGAAAGCGGAAATGCTGAATCATTGCAGTCTGAAGTTTGCATTTTAATCAATCCCAATAATCTCATCACATATTATGGATCGAGTATTGGTGGACAATTTGTTTATAGTGGCTATAATGAGATAGTTATAGGCACTCAAACGTGGATGAAGAAGAACTATGATGGTGAGTATCCGGGCAGTAAGGTATATGATGACACTGAGGATAATGCAGACATCTATGGGAGGCTTTATACGCATGGTCAGGTAATGACAGCAGGCTTTTGCCCTGATGGGTGGAGAGTACCTACGGAGGCAGATATTGACACGTTATTAACATATCTTGGTGGTGCAGCGATAGCAGGCGGAAAATTAAAGGAGACAGGGGAACAGCATTGGACAGACCCGAATACAGGGGCAAGTGATCTTTCAGGATTCCGTGCAGTGCCCGGAGGTAAGTTTGATTTATTGTTTGACCTACTTGGAGATAATTGTCTTTTGTGGCTTGCTGATGAGGGTGAACCCGTGGCTCCGGTAGCGATAAATGGGAGTGTGAAGACACCTACGACCTTTATAGCAAACTGGTTGGCAGTAGAAGGGGTGACGGGATATTATCTCGATGTAGCAACGGATGTGAATTTTACTGCATTTGTGGCAGGGTTTAACAATAAGGATGTAGGCAATGTATTATTTGATACAGTCAGTGGATTATCACCTCTGACACCATATTATTACCGTGTACGTGCATATAATGATGTTGGTACAAGTCCAAATTCAAATACCTCGACTATAACAACCCAAGATGGAATTATTGATGCAGATGGTAATGTTTATACTTATGTTACTATTGGTGCTCAGCAGTGGATGGTAGAGAATCTAAAGACAACTAAATTCCGAGATGGGTCTCCAATAACAGAAGTAGTTGGTAATGCCGCATGGGCAGCATTGATAACAGAAGGATATTGTGCTTACAATAATGATCCTTTAAATATACCTGATTATGGATTACTTTATAATTGGTACGCAGTAGATCATCACAATGTTGTTGCAGGAGCCTATCTTGCACCTACGGGATGGAGAGTCCCAAGTGATGCAGATTGGTCTGCTTTAATGGCATTCGCAGGGGGCGATTTTGTTGCTGGGGGGAAACTAAAAGAAATGGGATTAGATCATTGGACAACACCAAATACAGGGGCTACAGATGAATATGGACTCAAATATATGCCTGGTGGTTATCGTGGCAATGATGGTGTGTTTTATCAAAAAACTAACTATGGTAATAAATGGAGTTCTACTGTGGCAGGGGGAGCGAATGCATGGTCTCGCTATATTTTATGGAATAATATTCAAGCATTTAGAAGCGATATTAATAAGTCAGCTGGATGTTCGGTTCGTTGCATGCGGGATACGCCTTAATAATTAAGAATGAGTTCATACGCTAAAATATTATCCCTTTCATATGACAGTGCCGTTGCAACAAAAGCATCAGCACTGAAGACTTATTGGAGGTCTGTGAGGCTCATAAAGGAAGATGGCGCAACGACTTCTATTGACCCTTCTTATATCACAAATATCCTGCTGAATGGTAAATGCATTGATCCAGAGACAAGGTGTTTGTATGTCTTTTATATTGACACAGAGAGATATTCAGCATGGATAATAGAGATAAACATCGACACCCGTGTACAGACAGTAGTTTATTATGACCAGTATAATGACATAGGCTTCAATGCTAAGTATAAGTTTAATAATCCACGTGTGGTGCATGGAAGACTCGTATGGACGGATAATCTGAATCCAATCTATCAGATGGACATAGCAAGAGCAAAGAAGTCATTTTTGCTTGGCATCGGTTATGGTCAGTACCCTCAGACATTAGAGTGGAGTGCGATAGAAAGTTATGACATAGATCAGATAGTCAGCAATGGCAATGGTTATTACAAGAGTCTTCTTAACGCAAATGTAGGCAATGAACCAAAGTCAGATGCAGGGACAGCATGGCTTAATCTGAAATGTCTCATTGAGGATGCGTATTACTCTATGGATGTGAAGAACTTCTATTTTGAGGCAGCACCACCAAAACATCCTCCGGTAGTCACCTATGAGTCAGACGACACACGCAAAATAAATAATCTCAGGCAGACATTATTTCAGGTGGCATACAGGTATGTGTACATGGATTGGAGAAAGAGTACCTTTTCTCCGGCAAGTATTATTCCCGTGCCACAGGCAGAAGAAGAAACAGCCACAGGCCTTGCAAATGAGATGGTGTCATTGAACAACAAGCTACAAATAACTTTCGACACAGGAGGAGAAGAAGTACGAGCCATAGAGGTTATAGGCAGAAGCAGTCAGGACACATCAAAATGGTTCCTTATAGAGACAATAAATAAGTTTGAGGAGCAGGAGAGAGGCAATGAGATTTCCCGAACTACTGAGGCAGGGTATGTTGAATTGGCATTATCCGTGCCGTTGCCATCAGTAGAAAACTCAATTGAATCATTGCCCGAGGAGGTTGGATTAGGATTAACCCCCCTCACCCCAGATGTGTTTATGTCCTATGTGTCAACCATCCCTGCAATAGCTTTTGGAGCAGCAGAGGAGGGATATGATGACAGGGAGGAGATAATCATAGATTGTTCCCCCGTATCTTTGTTTCTGACTTCATTTCCATCATGGCTTACACTTCGCAATGGTGGTGGTTTTGACATGTCAGCAGGGATGACCATGGTTAATGGTGAAGTAATCGCAGTATTTCCCGCAACAGAGAACACCGCATACGTGGCAAGGTCGGGATACATTGTTTTGACAAACTCTTATGGTGACAGTTCATCAATACTCGTTTCTCAGGCAGCAGCAAGCCCTCCCCCTCCGGTAGCAATAGTCTGTACAGTACAGAAAGACCCCGATGATGCAAGTCCTCAGACTATAACTAATAACTCCGCTTCGGCAATGAGCCAGAGCAGGCTTGTGACGTTGGTATTCAGAACTGACAACTCAGACTATAATCCTGGTGATACATTTACGATGTATTGGAGGGCAGATATAGGGGTATTGCCGTATGGTGGTGGTAGTTTCTCAGTGACCAATGGCACTATAAATTACCCAGTACCGATAGCATTAAACAGGAACTTGGTGGCAGGAGAAACGGTAGATGTGTATCTCTCAGCAGTAGATATTCAGAAGGCAGCGAATACACAGATACCATTGGGACTGACACCAATTAAGCCAAGCATTGTAAATTCAAGTGTTGCTGCATCCGCAAATCATCTTATATGGACAGCAGCAGAATTTGGTGTGGCAAACAAAGAGGATTTGATTATGGAGGCATTACCGTATAATGCTTATATGAGTGCAAAACCGGATTGGCTCACTGTAAACAGAAATGGTGACTACCCTATGTCAGAAGGCATGTATTTCAATGATGGTGACACCCTTGAAGTATATCCGACAGAGGAGAACATCGGAGGAGCAAAGCCATCAGCACCGATAACCTTTATGACGGATGCCGGAGATACAATATCAGTATGGGTAGAGCAGTCAGCAGCAGTGGTCATACCTCCGTCAGATGTCACCTGTTATGTAAGCATTGACATGGATGAGCCTACTGATCTGAGGATAACCTCAGGCGCAGGGGTTGTGGCAAGTGGAGGCACGGTAATCAGGGTCACGGGCACAATATCTTATGATTTTGGCAACAGTGACCCATTCATATTATGGTGGAAGATAACCGTCAATGGTGTGACACGTGGACACAATGCCACCTCGCAGGATGTTTATAATGGAGCATTTGACAGGTACTTTGCAGCAGATGTAGCGATGTACACAGGAGACACAGTAAGAGTATATTTATCAACAGTCGAAATAACTTAAATTCAAAATATCATGGCAAGTCTTAGTTGTATTCCAAAATTTGTAAAAGATGAGATCACTACCGCATGGAAGAATGAATCTCTGAAACTCATGTTGCTGAAAAATACCTTTACTCCAAATGCCGCTACGCATCAGTATGTATCTAACCTTGATACTGCAACGTATGAGATTGCAGCGACAACCGGATATGCAGCAGGAGGAGTGGCTATTGCCGGAAACGCATCAACAGCACATGGTAATAACTATTTTCTTGACGCAACAGATCAGGTGATAGGGCCGGGAGCAAGTCTCAATTACCGTTATTTGGTAGTATATGCCGATACCGGAAACCCCGCAACATCAAAAATTAGGGCAATCATTGATCTCGAGACAGACCAGATTGTGAGTAATGGCACAAGCACCATCACATGGAACGCTCTTGGCATAATCTATGTAAGCTAACACACTGATGATAGCAGCACACAACTCGGATTATAATCTTGCATTCTATAATGATAGGGTGAAGGAGATCATTGATGCAGGGGTCATTGCCGAACCATTTACCTATGTCCCTCCACTTGCAGGACACATGGAACTGGTAGGGGGTAATGCTCTTGTCTTTGGAATGATAACCGAGGGGTCTGATGTGATTCAGCCGGACATTAACTATGAGATTATCTACACAGACGCAGGGAGTGTAGTACCATCTACTATACTTGATGCATCTCCGGTACAAACAGGATCATCTATTGGAGTTGACCCCGCAGGTCACTGTAAAGAATGGGAGATTGTGACAGCAGTAATGGCAATTACAATCCCTGAGAGCATAGTAGAAGGTGGCACTTATTTTGTGAATGCAGTAAACGTCATGGATGGCACTGATTTAAGTGCTTCGTATGTAGCAAATCCCGGAGACACATTGGCAGATGTAAAAGCAGGACTGTCTGCAGCAATGACTTTGGCTGGGATGTCAGTTGTAGCAGGATCTCCTTATAATCAGATATACATGGACGAGACAGGGAGGACATTCTGTTTTGATCCTTATGAAATAAAGGATTTGACAGTGATGTTTGATTATCTTACATTGACTGCATATATATCATCATACGGATTTACATCAAAGTTCACGGACTTAAAATGTGGCGCAACCCACGGATTCGGGATTGTTTATAAAGATAGGAGTGGAAGGCAATGTTCAGTAGTAAAAACCAAACTTCTCGACATCTATATTCCTTTCTACTCTAAAGAAGGAGGTCCGGCACTTAATGAAATAGTCTCTTTATTATTCAAGATTAAACACACCCCCCCTGATTGGGCAGAGACATACGAGATTGTGTATTACGGGAATATCTCTATGGATTATTTTGTACAGATTCGTGCTGATAATATAACAGGGATAGGGAATAACCGATATGCTCTTAATGTCACCGATACATTTGAATGGACACAGGGCAAGAATAACAGGTGGAAGGTTCCTACTTATGTATGGGAAGAAGGAGATAGGATAAGGCTTGTAGGGACTATTGATGAAACCACAAGTTATGGAGAGGCAATAGGTAGTGATTACGTTTATGATTACGAGATAGAATCCACAGGGACGCAATACGGAGATACCATCGGAGGCGATTGGCTTATCTTTCAGGCAGTAGAACACCCTACTCCATTTGAAGGTGCAGAGAACATCGTAGTCGAACTATATCGTCCACGTAAGGGATTAGGACAAACCGTTGCTTATGGTGCAGGAATGGTGTTTGACATTGCAACAAATGAATATGGGAAGAAATATCACAAAGGAGATGTTGATCAGATATTTGGCGCAAACGGGGTGTTGGTGCAAGAAGCGGAGGTTAACAGCACCGCACATGACTGTTTCAAATATATCCGGTTAAACTATAAACACGCATCGAATCTCATATATCCATTTTGGGCAGAGAGCATCTTTCCGAGTGATTGGTGGAGTGATCAGCTTATTGCGAACAAACTCACATCTCAGGGATTCCCGTTCTTGGATGATCTGAGCCAGAGGCAGACAGTATTGCATGAGAGGATAAGAAACGGAGGATTTCTGATAACAGGGACACGCACAAATAACATTGCTCATTTTGTCTATGATGATTTTGTTGACCTGCCTAAGAAGAATGGTGACATAACAGGACTGAGAGAGGTAGGGTTCACCTTAAAGATCATCCAACTATATAAGGAGACATCTATCTATGTAAACAGGATACAGACCTTTAATCCTGATGGTACAGAGCAGTTCGTACTTACTGACCAGTTCCTTGCAGAGACACGTCCTATGGAGACTGACTATGGGTGTCAGCATCCCGACAGCATAATGGTAAATGGAAGGAATCTGTATTATTGGGATAACAGTCAGGGAGCTCTTATAAGATCAGCACCCAATGGACAACTTGCATTATCAGGACCCGAATATAAGATGTCAAGATGGTTTAAAGACCTTGTGGCATGGATAAGAACAACAGGGGGTGGAGATGCACTTGTGGTGAACATCGGAGCAAACAATGAGTTTGAAGAAGTATGGGCAACATTCCGTCAGGGAGATGAGATCAAGGGCATCGTATTCAGTGAAAAGAGAGGGAGGTTTGTCACGGAGATAGATCAAATAACCGAAAGCTACCTTCACTTAGGTAATTTTTTCGCACATTTGTATCATCAAAGACTGTGGATTATGAATATGGATGAGGGACAGGATTATCTTTCGTGGTCAGGAACATCCACCTATGCAGAGATAGAGGTCGTTTCTAATATGGAACCTGTTAAAAACAAGGTGTTCACAGCCATTGGAGTTATTGCTGATCATCTGCTCGAGTCACTTGCAAGGTATGTGTCCATCCCCGCAGAAGCATCAGCAGCCGGAGAACTTATGGAAAGTAATGTTCCGGTATTTGAACGCAGAGAGGGAGTTTATTTTGGCAAGATAATGAAGGATGAGAACTCCAAGGGGAATTTCCTGACATCACTTAGCCGTAAACTTAATGGAAGGGAGATGAGAGGGAGATTCTGCTTTGTCAAACTCAGGACATCAGAACATGATGAGAAGGTCAGGATTGATTCGATAACAGTATTTTCAACACCATCAGAACGTAATATTTAAAGATATGACATGGGCACCCACACCAACTAAGTATGCTGCAGCCAATCAAGGGCAGTATGAGAGAGGTCAGAAATATGCCGCATCATTGGCAGGCAATGCAGCAAGAGCCGGATTAGGAGTAGCCACCGGAGGCACAAGTGAGATTGTTGCACAGGTGCTTAACATCCTGCCGTCAATATTTCAGGGAATAGTCGGGGGGAGGCAGTTAAAGCAGGCAAAGGAGATGGAGGCAAATAACCCACGTCCCGAAGCCGTTATTGCACCGAGTGTTGATAAACTTGTTAATTACTCGTATGGAAGGACGCTTGCAAATGACATCCCTGGTGGAGAGATGTACCGTAATGAGATAAAGGGAGCCACGTCAGCAGGATTAAGAGCAGCATCAGAACTTGGAAGTGGTGCAGAGGCTTATGGCATGATGGGTGAACTTGTAGGTAGGCAGCAGAATCAGTTTGGAGAGATGGCAAGAGACACCGCACAACAGATAGCCGGTTATCAGGGAGACTACATGAGTGCACTTGGAACAAAAGCAGGAGAAGAAAACCGTGTATGGGAATGGAACAAGGCCGATCCGTACTTGCAGGCTGCACAGATAGCACAGATGTTAAGGGACTCAGGAATGAAAAACATCAACTCAGGTGTTAAGAACGTACTTGGTTCGGGTGCAGAATACCTCAGTTCAACAAATCAGGACTTCAACTCATCCCTGATGTGGGGTAAGGGAAAAAATAATGCGACAGGCAGCATTGACCTGAATAGTATTTTGGAAGCGATTAAGGGACTTGAAAAACAATAGACACCATGGCTAAGACAGTAGATCCCTCATTTCAGGCAGCACCTTATCTTGGTGATTCATCCCATGATCCTATTGAGTTCGCTCGCAGGCAGAATGCAATTAAGTATCAGCGCAAGCGTGAACGTCAGGATGAGATTGAAAGAAACACCGCAAAGGGACTCGATAAGTTAATGATTGACCTTGACGGATGGAATGACAAAGAGGGATTCAGGGAGGTCATGTCACGTCAGCAGAAAGCCAAGGATATGTACATGGAACTTGCCACCAAGGGAGTGAACTTTGTCAATCCTACCACAGAGGGAGAGGTCATGGCATATAAGGCACTCACCGACTATCAGGCAAAGACAAAGGAGATGGCTGATCTGCGAAACGCACAGAAGGTAAAAATTGATGTTATTGAAAAACTGAGAGCAGAAGAGTTTAAGAAGCCGGAGAATCAGCGATTTGTTGATTGGGATGCTACTCAGAAGAATTTAACAGCAGGGCTTAACAACAACACCCTTGAAGGAAGAGATGCTATCTTAAACACCGCATTGGTAATGAAACCCACCATTGGTAATGTGGATAAGTTTGTTGATGACAACAAAGATTATGTCACTCAGGTAATGGTTGACCCCGAATCAGGAGTGCCAAATGCAAATATGGAGAGGGCGCAAGAAGAAGATTTAGTGAAACTATTTGAAAGGATGCCAGAGCCGGAGTTACGTGCATTGGAAGCAGAGAAAGCGAAAAATACCAAGTATAAGGTAGTACCTCTTAAAGATTACTTTGTAGCCAGATACAACAGGGCAGCAAGTGGAAAACTGACACGTGCATTACAGGAGAAGGATGAAGGTGGTGGTCTTAATATCACTTTATTTGGAAGTCAGAAGGCGAAGGCGCAGCCCACAGCGAGGAATGATCAGAAAGTACGTCTTGGAGACAGGGATTATGATGAGCATTATGATTTTAACATAAGAACACCTTTTATTGGGATACCCATGAGCGATCTTGGTGCTGATGTATTACAGGGGGGTAAATGGGAGAAAGTGACAGACGCAGGAGGCTTGGTTAGTGCTCAGTTGAACTTCTATGACCCGAAGACTGATTCATTTATTTTCACATCAACATCAGATTCACAGGAAGCAGGAGTGTATAGAAAGCAAATATTCTCCGTTCCACGTGAACGATTAGGTGATCAGGCTGGTGATCTGCCAATAATAAAGGATGATGGCAAGGCAGGCAAGTTGAAAGACATCTATGGAAAGCAAGACCCTAAGACAATAGGAAGAGGCACTGTACTTAAAAATAGCGGAATAACATGGAAGTAAAAGATGACAACTTACGAAAGTATTACGACTATTTGGTAACTGCAAAAGCAGATGTGCCGAGTACCTACGAATCATTCTCTTCAACATTGGCTGATGAGGCAAATGCAAAACAGTATTATGACTATCTGAAGGCTAATAAGTTTGATGCTCCTGATACCTATGAGAGTTTTTCCGAGACATTAGGATTAAAAAAAAAAGACTTATACAAGACTCTTGGCTTTGGCAAAGACTTGGTTCTCGAAGTTTTTGGCGAGGATTCTTCCCCAAAAGAGAAACCCGAAGTAAGCAAGAAGCCATCACCGTCTGAACTGGCAAACTTTAAGTTTAATGAGCCACGTGATGTAGTAGGTCACGCATTAGACACGATGCCTGCACCCGAAGAAACAGACTTCAGCAAGTTCATCAAACCCGACACATCATTAAAAACACCCGATTCATCAGGCTATCCTCAGACTACCATAGAGGATGTTCTGGCAAAAGGACTATTGAAGTCACCCGAAGTAAAAGAGGAGAAACCTACAATACAAGCATATCTTACCGCATTGCCACAAGGCTTTAATCAGAGAGCCGCACAAGCCATAAGAATAATCGGTAATGCAGTTACAAGTCCTATTGAATCCGCAGCATATTTAGTTGAAAAGGCATCAGGAAAGAAAGAGGGCATTTCAGAACAATATTTACGAAGTGCGTTTTCTAATGTGCCACTATTAGGTGCTTTTGCTAAGGATGATTATGAATTACTTGCAAATGCCCTTGAAAAAGCGGGGAATCCCGAAGCAATACCGAATGATCTTATTGGAAAAACCCTTGCATCTACAGGGAGTATTTTGTTTGATCTTATGGCTATAAAAACGCCTCCGACCCCCAAACTTGCATCATTAGCAAAATATGGAATGGAAAGAACTCCATTATTCCCTGCATATTTAGGTGTAATGGAAGGAGGAGAGGCTGCAAGAACAGGGAAATCTCCGGGCAAGGTAGCATTATCTACAGCCGAAGGTATTGCCAATGGGCTAACCTATGAAGGTATGGGAATTGTAGCAGGACGTGTAGGTCAACTCGTAAAGGAACTTGGAGGAGGACAAACATTATCGTCAACATCAAAAGGACTTGCAAATAGCATAATGTTCGGTGCCGATTCAAAGTTAAAGGGAGGTACATTCATGGAAGGAGCTATAATGGGAGGCTTATTCTCAGGATATGATATTGGCATGGAGGCTATGAACAGGTCTATTGCTCACAGGTCGTACATTTCATACCTGACCACCACGGATAATGCCATCAAGACAATATCCAAGATGCAGGTTGACCCGATGAAGTTACGGAAGCAGTCTGATGAGTTGTGGAATGAGTATGAAAAGGAAACTGATCCAGAACTGAAAAAGAAGTTACTTGATGAAAAGACATCCATTGACAACATCATCAGCGTAAATGCCAT